GCAGGCTGAAACGCAGGCATCTGCTGCATAGGCTGCTGTGATGGAGGCATAGGAGGCATATCCATTGGACGACCTACTGGTGCCTGTGGCTGTGTCTGGGCTAGACGTGCTGCCCACCAATCTGCATTGTTCATTTACGCTTCCTTGGAATCTCTAGTAGACCCATGTCTACAAGTTGCGATACGGTACCTAGCAAAGCAGATAGGGTTACCTGCTCCATCATTTTGCGGCTCTCCTGCCAAATCTCAGCAGGTAGTGCCTTTAGTTCTTCTGGAAGGTTTGACCGCTGAAACTCAACGGAAGCCTCCGAAAGCATGTGAGAGTATGCGTACAAGATTGGTACAAGGTAATCTACCTTCTCGATACGCTTGTCGCTCTCCTGCTCCTCGTGAATCTGTAGCTCTTCACTCAAAGCACTGCAACCCAGAATAACGCTTAGCTCATGTCCGTCTTGAATCTGTGAGTCCATAATGAACGCACGTAGACGACCTGACATCTCTGCGATAGATAAAGGGTTTGGCTTTTTCTTTTTCTTAAACATTATTTTGCTTCTCCCCATTTATCAACAATGTAAACCTCAGCCTTTAGAGGAACAGTAATCTGTGGAAGGCTAATACCCTCCATAGATACACGGATTGCTTCTGCCACTTCTTCCGCCTTGTCCTCTGGTGCAATGGTTACCAATTCATCGTGAACTGTCAAGATAACATTAACATCCTTCTCACCTATAAAGCAAGAGTGGGCACGTACTAGAGCCAGCTTCATAAGGTCAGCTGCTGAGCCCTGAATCATAGTGTTAAATGCCTGACGTTCTGCACGTCCTAGTGGACCATACTCCTTAGCCTTTAGCTCTGGAATGTAGCGACGACGACCAAACATTGTCTCTACGTAAGGTACAGGGTCAATCTGCTTAGCGTCACGAACTACCTTGGCTTTGTACTTAGCGATAGAAGAGAACTTCTCCTCAAATCGGTTTAGCAAGTCTTTAGCCTCTTGCAGAGTACAGCCGATAGATGCAGCAATCTTGTCTGGACCTACACCATATGAGATAGCAAGAACAAGAACCTTACCAGCCTTACGGTCTACGCCCATGGTGTCACCAATGGTTGTATAAACGTCTCCACCAGTTAGGTAGTTCTCCATAAGAACTGGGTCCTTAGAAAAAGCAGCAATGATGCGTGGCTCAATCTGAGAGTAGTCAGCTACAACCAGTTTGTATCCTGGAGGAGCAACAAACAGATTACGAACCAACTTACCGTAGTCACCAGATGATGGGATGTTCTGTAGATTCGGCTCTGATGAACTGAAACGTCCAGTCTCTGCACCATGTGCTTTGAAGTTGGTGTGTACACGTCCATTGATTAGAAGAGACTTACGCTGAGTAATCTTTTCTTTGCCGTTGGTTACACGCTTAACTTCTCCACCAGTGTACGGAGTTACGTAAGTAGTCATCAACTTGTTCAAGTCCTGATACTCAAGTAGAGCGTTAACAAGTTCATCTTTTCCACGGTAGTTCTCTAGCGCATCCGCAGATACTGAACAGTGGGTTTCGTTTAGCTTGTCGCCAGCCTTGTGAGCAGCGTGACCTTTAGGAGTAAGAGACGCTTTGAACTTAGGGTTAGGGAAAGTAAGACGAGGCTTACCACCGTCCTCCTGTGGGCCAAAGAGAAGCTTCTGCTTAGCAGGTACCGAGTTGATGGAGAATGCTTTGCCAGCCTCTTTGTAGCAACGAGCCTCAGCAGCCATCTTGCCCTTCTCAACTTCTTCTGCAAGAGTCTTGAGTGCATCTTGGTCTAGGTAAGCTCCAGCTAGCTCCATGTCGCACAATGCGCCAAGGACATCCATCTCCAGCTTCCATACCTTCTTAAGGTTTCCAGTAATCTTCTTATCTAGAACCTTGTACAGTTTCCAAGTTACCTCAGCATCGATGCCAGAATACTTAGCGACTTCTGAGAATGAGTGTAGAGCAACGTTCTCTCCAACACCCTTCTCCACTTCGATACCTAGCTCACGCTTTACACATGCGGCAAGACCTAGCTCGAACTTGTTTAGGTTATTAACGATAAACGCAGCCATAAGGGTGTCGAAGTGTGGCTTTGATGGAACCTGTCCTTTGTAGTATTTAGCTACAGACTTAAGGTCGAACTTAGCGTTGTGCGCCACTTTAAGAGCAGGACCAAACATGATTGGTTTGATTGCGGCAAATACCTCAGCAGGGTTCAACTGCTTAGGGGCTTCACCAAACTTAGCAATCCACTTCTTCTGGTCTTTTGAGTAGTGAGACTCTAGTAGAGGCTTACCCTCTGCTAGGCGACGCTCTCCTGCAAGCATTAGTGGCTTTTCCCACTCAGTGAACTCACCATTAGGGTGGCCCATTGGGATGACATCTGTGCGACCCTCAGTCGCAAAAGAAATCCAGCATACGTCATTGATGACTGGGTAGATTCGGTCTTCACCGATAGTTTCAACGTCCCACGCAAATGCGTCCACGTTCTTGTAGAAAGCGACGAAATCGTCTAGCTGTTCCTGTGTTGTAATGATGTTCATGATTGCCCCGTAAAGATTATTGAAGGAGGCTGGAGACCTGAGGGGGGTAGGCTCCAGCCTCCTTCTAGATGGAAGTGACTATGAAACGAGAGTACGTGCCAACTCTAGCAGTTCTTCGCGGGGGCTCACGTAAACTGCGGTCTGGTCGTACTTAGTTACAGTAGCTGTAACTGCATCGATTTCATCTGCGTCCAACTCCCATTCTTCAGCAAGGTCGGTAGCACGTACACGTTCAACGGTGTACTGTGTGTCACGGCCAGTGCCAAGACGAGACAAAGCCCAGTAGTGCTTGGTCAAAGGGCCACGACGTGGGTCGTCGTTTGCCGCACGAAGCTGACGTGCCAAGGTTGGCGGTGCAGTCAGAATCTGTACGTTTGGCTCTTCGTCCGAGATTACTAGAACGTTGAATGAGAACTTCGGGCGTGGCTTGTCGCCAGCGATGGTACATAGTGGACACTCGTCGCCTAGACATACGAATGAACGCTTACCTTCGGTACGGTCAACCCAGTGCTCTTCGTAAACGATGAATGGAGCGTCGTCTAGGAAACGGACTAGGGTTGGCTGCTCTGAGAAACGGAAGTTGGTAGCGTATGCACCAGACTTCTCCTTTGGCTTTAGCTTCTCGTCTGCTGCGCCCCAACCTGCCTGAACAGTGGTGCCGTGCTTTGGTGCTGCTGAAACGCTGTCTTCTACCATGTAGCTGTTAGCGTCTACTGAAGGTTGTGCAATGGTCATGTTATTTCTTCTTTCGGTCGGAGGCCTTACGGCTCTCGGTTAGGTTGGAGGTCTTTCGACACTCATTTATCCAAGGAAATCTTCCAGCGGTTAATAATAGCCTCTGTTAAATCTCCTTGTTGATTCCATTCTACACGAGCGGAACCTAAAAGTCCACGACGCTCGAACTCTTCGATACAAATTTCAATAAGTTCCCGTGTGTAAACACGATTACCATTGACCTTCACACCATTCAAGTTCTTTGAACGTAGACGGTAGGGAGCGATTGGGATATACCCTTTCTTCTCCCATAGGCGAATAGTTACAATCTTCTTCTCCAGAGCGTCAGCTAGTGCTGAGATGGTGAAGACTTCTGTCTCTACCCCATTGAGGGTCTTAAGGATGGGATTTGCATCCCAACCGTTAGACTCACCCATGGCTTTTTTACGACGCTTATCTGCTACTGGAGTAGATTCACGTCGAAGTTGTTTTGAACCTGGTACGCGGTCAAGACCCTCAAAAGCTTTGAGGACTTCTTCTTCACTACGCATTCCTGGCATGGTACTAGCCTATCTGATTTGAGTACTCAGGGCAATAGGCTGATACACCGCCACCAATCATGGCTCCTGCAAACTCCCAGTAAGAGTCGTCCTCAGTACCGTCTGCTGAACCAACAAGGTTAAGCATAATGTCCTGAACAGTTGCACCTGAATCTAGAGTGCTACATACCTGCTTGCCTAGGGCAATCAAGTCAGCATCTGTGTTAGCTTCGATGATTGGGTTGTTGAATGAGTGCAGTACCTGAAGGTAGATATCATCAGTAGTTAGCTCTGGAGCTACTTCTACAGACTGAGTTTCCTGTGGAGCTGGTGCTGCGTCAGTGGTTGCTGGCTTGTTTGCTGAACCGATTAGGTAAACGATTACTAGCAGTAGACCAACTACAACAAATGCGAATCCACGACGTTTTGTCAGTGGGGTTTTTTCTTGTTCCATTTACTTTACCTTTACTGTGCGTAGAGCCCAAGTGACTGTAGATGGGAACATCTCATCCAATTGGTCTTCTGTGATTTTCTCTTCATAGAATGCTGCCATAAGAGCGTCCTCGTTGAGAACCTTCTTAAGTTCGTAAACCTCATCTTGCAAACCTAGCTCTTCGATAATCATCTCAGCTTTAGGCTCGTTTAGTTTACGGACAGTGCGACGCTGTTTTTCAATGCGTCCGATTCCTTCGACAGCAGTATCCAAATCAAACTGGATATTACCCTTCTCATCTTCGTAACCTAGTTCGTCTAGGGTTGCGAAAAGTTTTTCACGAAGTTCTTTGGCACGAGTATCCATCAGGTCGATGGTCGCCTTTACTTTGGCGTACTCGCGGATTTGAGAATTAACATCGTCTGGGTCTGCCAGACGAGATGACTCCTCTGGAATAATGTTTGCCATGGTGCCCTCCTATACAAGTTGATTCGTAATAAAGTTTATCAGCGAACCTACTGTCAAGTCAACACCCCCCTGGGCATTGATGTTGGAGCCATCTAAAATAGCTCCTGCAATGTTTCCTTTTTGCTTCAACATGTCGTACTGTCTCTGCTCAATAGAATCTTTAACCAAGATATCTTGAATCGTAATACTTGGCCACTCACTCGATGTACGGTTAATCCTACCATTACGTTGGACAGCAAGTCCAGAGCTCCATGGCTGGTCGTAATTAACTAAGAGGTTAGCTTGTGGTAAGTCAACGCCGTAGCCGCCAGCATCACTACTAACCAGTACACGGATAGTTGGAGTCGTTTGGAACTTAACTTTGGCTTCTTCTTTTTTGATGGCATTCATCTCTCCTGTATATGCAACGGCTCCATAGCCCTTGGCGTTTAGTCTTGCGACAATCTCAGACACTGAGTCTAAGTATGATGCGAATACTACGGCCTTGTAGGTTTCGTCAATATCTAGGTGGTCTCTCAAATAATCGATGATGGCATCTAGCTTCGGTGTTTTAGAGATGCTGTGTAGGAGGTCGCCTAGAGAATGTACGTAGGCACTTCCTTTACCAGTGTGGTTATCGAAGTTGGTGAAGCTACTCATAAGAACGTTAGGGCTAGAGCACAACATTCTCATTGCGCCAATTCTTGACATTACTTCTCCACGTAACTCATTGGCTGGGTCACCTGGGTCGTACATAGCTCCATAATGAGCTGCAAGGTTGAAGCTGCTTCCAAAGGTTTCGCTTGCCTGCACTAGAACAGAGTGGAGGTCTTGCGCAATATGGTTGTAGAGTTTCTGGCTTGGGTTGTCCAGCTTTACAAGAATAGGCTCACGGTAGATGGCCTCTGGAAGGAACGGTTTAACGTCCTCGTCGTTCTGCGCTTTACGCACCGTGTGCTCCATAAGAATCTTGTGAAGTGTTGGAAGGTTTCTGTATCTCTGTACTCCACCAAAATGATTTCTAACAATGAAGGTCTTGTCAAACAAATCAAATCTTCCGAGAACCTTTGGGTCTACGAATTGCATAATAGAAAATACTTCTTCTGGTCTTCCGTTCTCAATCGGAGTTCCAGTGAGTGCGAATCTAACTGCAATGTTTTTTGAGAGCTCCTTTACTTTCTTAGCTCTCTTTGCTTTGAATCCTTTAATGGCTGTTGCTTCGTCACAGACGATTGCATCAAACTCCATAGTCTTCAATGTTTCCCAGTCACCGACTACTTGTTCATAGTTCATAACAATGTAGTCGTAGTCTCTTGACTGGGCGTACTGCTCTTGACGTTTTGTAGGAGTTCCGTCAATCACTAGGGCGGTTGAGTTACTGAACTTAGTAATCTCTTTTTGCCACTGGTATTTCAAACTGGCAAGGCAGAGGACTAGAGTAGTGCCCTCTACCTCACCAGCATCTCTTAGCTGCTCTACAGCAGCAATAGTCATGGGGGTTTTACCTAGACCCATTTCGTAGGCGACCAAGATGTGCTTGGTCTCGACCATCTTTTCGACAGCCTCTACTTGGTAGGGTTTGAGTGTTCCATTAAACATAGGCCTTTTCACCGAGTATTGAAGATTTAGCGTTAGCGATGCCCCACGCAATCTCCTCATCGGTTAGGTCGCCTGGGTCTTTCTTTCCACTATCACCATAGTTGAAAAAGGCAACATTTAAACCGTATTTGCGAGCAAATTCACGCATCTCGTCAGATGCCTTCTTGCCAGCCTTGTCTACCTTCGGGTTATCAAACGCACAGATAATACGGTCCGAGTAACGGAGAAGCTTTATCTGGTCGTGTGATGCAGTTGAGCCACAGATGGCTACCGCACCGTGAACCCCAGCAGAAGCAAGACGCAAGCAATCGAGAGGAGACTCAACGACAACAACCACGGATTCATTTTGATTCTCAATTCCAAATAGTGTTTTAGATTTCTGTAGACCTGATGGACGGTTGAAGAAGGTGCGCTGAAGTGTGCCCTTCTCCTGCCATCCCATCAAGCGATTAAAGTGTGGCTCACGTAGTGGAAGAATCCAGTTGGCTTTCTTCTCATCCCACATTACGCCGTAGTCCTCAGCAGCTTTGGGAGTAATGTTGCGAGCATCCAAAGCGTCTGCTGGTGGAGCGACGAAAATTGCTAGGCGTGCCTCCGACATCTCCAATGGTTTTGGTGAAGCCTCAAGACGGTTAGGAAGATTCTTTACAATCTCCTTTAGCTTCTCGATTGGAATCGAAGAAACTTGTCCTAACCAAACCTGAGCTGCATCGTAGTCGTAGGTGTACTCGTCGTTCCAACCCTTGGTGTAGAACTCGTTGACATCACAGACAAGTTGAATCAGGTTGCCCTTGTAGTGGCACGAGAAACAAATGTGCTGTCCGCTGTCTAGGTTAATCCACCATGATGGAGAGTTGTCCTGTTTGCCTGTGCGCTGTTCGTGCATTGGGCAAAGAGCGTTAGCCTCGTGGTTGTGCTCTGTGTAGTCAACGCCTAGTGCATCTAGTGCGGCTTGTACGTCAAGTAACATTACATACTCCAAGGGGTGCAGTACTTACAGGTAATCTGCTTTGACTCGTCGTGGAAGCAACCAGTGTCCCAGTTCCAAGTAATAGAGGTTTCAGTTGGAGGACAGTTACGAGCCTGAACAACCTTAAGGAGACGTACTGTATCGTCTTCTTCTACTGGCTCTAGACCAAGGATTACGTCTGAGTCTTGGAAGAATGATGATGAGTAACCGATTGAGTCAGCAGAAACTTTGCCACCCTTCATCTTCCATAGAAGAGTCTGAGTAGAGATTACTACTGGCTTATCCAAACGCTGAGCCATACGCTTCAATGCACGAGTGATGTTGGTCAACGCCTGTGGGGTGTTGGCCTCACCAGTGATTGAGTCAAGCATCAAGTACACACCATCTACGAACACGATGTCTGGGTTTAGCTGTTCAGCCTTTGCCATCAGAGCGTCCACTGTAAGGCCGTTGACGGCATCAACTAGGTGGAATGGTACTTCGGTCTTCAAAGAGTCAATGCGGTCCAGCAAGCGGTCTTCTTCGGCTGCTTGGAGCTTACCACGACGCAAGCGTGCGTTAGAAATGTGCGATGACATCGACATGTAACGCTGAGTCTGCTCGTGGTTGTTCATCTCGAAAGACTGGAACATGATGACCTTGCCAGCGTCGTGGACGTTAGAAGCCATCTGCAAACAAATCTGTGACTTACCAGTCTTAGGTGGAGCAATCACGGTAATCAGCTGACCGCCCTGCAGTCCAGCAGTTGCCTCGTCAATCTTGTCAAAACCAGTAGATACACCAACAAGTTTGTTGTTCTGTACGTTCTGGTATTCTTCCCAGAACTTGTCAGGGTCTGTGGTTACGTCAATGTGAGTGGTGCCTTGAATGCCCTGCTCGTTTACGAGTGTGACAGTCTTAGACATCTCATTGAGCGCACCCTCGTGGTCATTGATGTCAATCTTGTGTACAACATCTTCGATACCGTTACGGGTAATGGTGCGACGACGGTACGCAACCATGTTGTCAATAAGATACTCAATGGTGTCTTCAACATCGATGCAACGGAAGTTAGGGAAGTTGTCTACAACCGCTACTAGTGAAGGAACTTCACGGTAGTTTCCGTAGTGCTCACGAACGAACTTGTACACACGGCGTAGGTCGTCGTCTACAATCCAGTCGTCTTTGATTCCACGCTCGATAACAGGAATGATGTTGCGGTCTGCAATCACCTTGCTTACGAGGCGGTACTCGTTGTCATATGCCATTTTGCCCTCTTCTAAAATTCTATAAGTTGTCTAGTTCAATTCCCCATGAACCGTACCTAGCAACCCTTTGCTGTAAATCTACCACACCTTTGAGATTACTGCGATACGGCAACTCACCAATGAAGTCGTCAATGTCGCTGTAAAGCTCTGCGTAGTTAAACGGGTTACCGCCACGGCGGTCTAGCTTATCCATGAACTTATCCAAATGTTCTTGGGTCCATAACTCTGATTCAAAGCCAGCAAGTTCTACAGAGAGTCCGTACTTGTCGGAGATGTTCCAGAGGTGGGATAGAGCTAGGTGATTGAGCGATTTAACTTTACGCTCTGAGACTGCACGCAGTAGCTTTCGGCCATCTTCGATTTCCGAATTAGCTACAACGTCAATCACGACGATGATGCGTGGCGACGTCTCGTTTGAGATATCGCCTTTTATCATTCGATTACCTCTACCTTGCCGTACTTAAGAATGAACTCACGGAAGTCTTCAGCGGTTGCCATTGCCTTGATAGCCTCTTCGTCTGGGATGTCAACAGGAATTGAAACAGAGTAGTGTCCATCGTTCTGCTCCATCTGCTGCTTAACAAACTTGACGTGCTTGCAACGTGCTGAGTTCCCAAAGGCTGGACAGGTGCAACGAGCCTTCTTGTTATTGGTCTGGTCAACCTCAACCTCAAACACACCAGCAGTCTCTAGAAATACCTGTACGGTACGCCAGTTAATATCCATCTGTAAACCTTTCATTATTTACGCAAGTCCTCTCCTAGGATACGCACACGAGTGAATGCTTCAAAGGCAAAACTGCCCATGGCCTCACCGTACTGCTTCTTCCAGTTTTCACGGTTTACGTTAGTAGTAATAATAGTCGGTAAAGCCTTGTCATAGCGAGCACGAAGAACTTCATCGAAAGAAGTGTCATCATACTTTGAGCCATACTCTTTACCCAAGTCGTCAAGTACCAAGAGACGAACGTTCAAGTGGTCAAACTTTGAGCGACCGTGGAAGCCTTCCATCTCCTGATACAAGTCTTTACGAGAATCGCTATCTGCATCAATCAAAGCCTTCTTGCGAGATAGAAACTCTGGGAAGGTCATGTAGTAGATAGGGCGAGACTGCATACCGTAATCTTCAGCTTTCTTGATTCCAAGAATCTCACGAGCCTTGTCATCGTTCTCAGGAAGCTCACGAGCGAACTCCATAAGAGTTGTTACAGCGTGAGTGGTCTTACCAAGTCCAGGGCCACCATCAAACAGAAGCCCAGTACCTGTGATACCGAGGCCACCAATCTTCTTGATGATTTTACCTTCGATGGCTTGCTCTAGCCAGTTGTCAATCTCTTCTGGGAAAGTCCCAGTCTTCTTAACGATGTCTGCTGGTTCCAGTCCTAAAAAGCGACTTGGAATGTTTGCCCCACGCAGTAACCAGTGACGTTTCATTGGTGACAGCGTACTAATGTCATATGACATTATTCCCTCCTCAGTTTCTCCTCATAAAGTTCCAACGCCTTGCGCCCTGGCATTGAGTTGTCGAATCTTTTACCATCCGTAGCATAAACATACTCCGAAGCCTCGATGATGTCAACTACGGTTTCTTCTTCAAAGCCCAAGTTGTCAATCGCTTGCTTACCGTGGGTAGACAAAAGCTTCAGGTACATACGCCAAGCGTTGTGTGGTTCTTTCTTAACATCTGCCAAACGACGCTCATCGCCCATCAGCATATTCAAGACCTCAAGCTCAATCAAAGCGTTAGTGCCATGGTCTTTACGACGCTTACCCAGAATCGGAGCAAGCTTTGAGATGTTAATCAAACCAGGGATACCACGAATCTTGTCATACAGCTGAGATGAAAACTCTGCAGCAACATCTGATGGTGTCCACTCTTGCTGAGGACGCTGGTGACGAGTCCTGGCGTCACGCTTGCTAGGTACAGGCTTCTTCTGAGAAGCAGGAACCTCACCATCCAGTAGACCAAACCCACCAATGCTGTCATCGTCATCTGACCAACGATTAACCATCTTTACCTCCTTAAATCTTTCAACATTCAATTTTGGGGCATCGCCCCATAAAGAATACGAAGTATTCTTTACTTTAGCTTTAACTAACTTACTTGTATTACTAGTAGTTATATAGTCAGCTGTTGATGTTTCATTTTTGAAACACGGCAAAACAGCCATTTCTTTGATTTCAACCTCCCGAGTTTCAGATTTGAAACACGGTGACAACAACTGATATTTGTTCTTGTAGAACTTACCCAAGTTGCGTTTTGTACGGTGAGTATCGACTAGGCCCTTCTCTTCCAGACCAGACATGTCACGCCAAATGGTAGTGCGAGATGAGCCTGTCAAGTCAGACAGACTCTCCATAGTTAACTCGACAACACCAGCAGAATTGCTGTGTCGGAACAGAACAGCGAGCAGGTAGAACTCGCTAGGCTTTAGACCTAAATCTAAAACCTCATCTGGAATATTCATAGACCCCTCTATCGTCGATTAGTTAGATTAGTAACACTAACAGGTCTATTGACGATAAGCAAAGCGAATAGGGCAAAAAAAGCAGCCGCGAAGGCACCGACGAACAGCTGAACTCCCAAATAGCCAAGCAGCCAAAGGCTGAGCACGCTTAAAGGGAGCGTAAGAATCATTTTGATAAGTTTTGGATTAGATACCAAAGATGAAAGAAGTTCGGTGATGTACCCTACGGCCATACCAGTAATTACGATTGAAATTAGAATGTCCATAAGGACATCCTATTATGAGATGCCTTTAAATTCTAGGCCAGAGTAAGTACTAATTGTGTAAGGTGTGAACATCGGGAGATAGTTGCGAATCTCAGACACCAAACGAGGAATCTTAGTTACACGGTTAGGGTACAGTGCCGAGATAGAAGCGTGTGCGTCTCCACTCCAAACTGCTCCGTTAAATACTCCTAGAGAACCATCAAAGTAGTCAGTTGGACTATAGCTGCTCTCAATTTGAGCATCATCAATATTCACTACATTTCCTGTAGTAGTTCCAGAAATAGTGCCTCTAATAGCTGCCGTAGTAAAATCTATTTCGTTAGGTAAGTGGATGGTTACTTTATTTCTAGTCCATTCAGACGAAGCGGTGAATGGTGCTGATGTGATAGTTTGTGTTGGATTAAATCCATCGTCTACGGTCAAGGACATCGTCAACACCTCATCACCAGAAGGTGCGTTGAAGTATGCTGAGAATGTAAAGAATGAGTTAGGTAATATGGCTTCACTCACAGACTCTGTATAAAGCTCTGTAGTACCTACGTTGGTAGTTAGTTCTGCCATGTAACTCTCCCCATAAGCACCTACTAAAGTAGTAGCCACCTGGTCAATGGTTCCGTCAGTAGTCCAATCTACAAAATCAGTTCCAGCCCAGTTTTCAAAAGAAGGATTTTTAACAAGGTTGAGTTTATTAGGGTCTAGGAATACGTTAACAGCACGAGCCTCTTCGTATGAAGTAGCTGCCACTGGCCCACATTGAACCATGTCAACATTAAATATTCCCACAGAATCAAAAGTAATCTTAAAGCTAGCAAACACCGCCTCCGTAGGAGCAGTAGCTGCCATAGTATCGTCTTTTGCCCAAGTAGTGGTTGAAGTAATTCCAGTCCCAACGTCAGTAGAGATAGCTGCACCAAATTGGTCAAACCAAGTAATAGACGGCACTACACCTCCAACACCTTTTACGTAGTATGAGAATACATAATCAAAATCAGGGGTTACAGGGGTACCACGCGTAAATATGTTGATATCGCCATTGCTGATGTACGCCCCTGGAGCCGCTACATCTACTTTTCCTGTCCAATACAGGTCAACTGCTAAAGCTTCTGTAACTGGCACAGCTGTTGTATTGTCTGCCTCTACGGTAGCGTCATTGCTCGCAGTCCAGAATCCAACACCTTCAGTGAATGAGCTGTCTTGGTCAGTTAGAAGGATGTTGTTAGAGAGTGTGATTGTTGGGGCGTACCCAGTAAGGCTTTCCACCATAGTTTCTAAAGCAGTACGTGTACCCTTTCGAGAATACATGTAGCGTGCTTCACGAATCATTCTCTTCTGAGATTTAGTTGCAATAAATGGCTCAAGAGTTAGTCCGAGCTGATTGGCCTGTAGCTGCAGGATAGCGGGGTTACTAGAGCGGCCCGAATGCTGAGGTTTTAATAAGTCAGCGTAGGTAGTAGTTTCGTCAAAAGAAAGGGCCAAAGCACCCAGGAAACGATAGAGAAAGGACTCTTTATCAACAGCGTCCAGAGGCGATTGAGATGCAGAAGTAAATACTCTAGGAAGAAGGTCTACCATCTTATCGTGAGTACTTAATAGGTCTAAGCTAGAGTACTCGCGTGCTTCACTGGTGACTCCCTCTGAAGGGTCGTGGTCTTCGATACCAGTTCTAGTGGTTTCTCTAGAAGTCTTAGAGGAATGTTCTGTAGGGATAAGTACGTAAATATCTCCAGCTGGGTACCAGACATGGTCAGACTTTTTTAGCCAAGCACGGTAGTAGGCAAAACGACCAGTAACAAATCTTGGATAAGAGTTATTAACTGAGTCTTCAAAACTAATGTCGCCAATTGCAGGGTCATTATACTTATCGAATACAATAACCCCATCTTCAGGGGTCTCTGGAAATACATCCTGGTTGCGAACTATACGCATCTGAGAGAACGTTCCAGTAGGGAGTGTCCAGTCCAAACGAACCAGACCAGAGTCAGCCGTGTGGTCCAGTACTACTGCTGAAAAAGGATTGATAGTGTATGCCAGCTTAGCTGGGGTAGCACCATACGTTGCTTGGGAGTATTTAAACCGAGAGTATTTTGACAATTACTATGCCCCCATCAATAGGAACCCTAGTTCGTAGCCAAACTCACCTGCAGGACCAGTAGGTCCTACAAATTCATTTGTAGCTTCAAACCAAGCCGATACTCCATCATAAATGTAGAGACGTCCGTCAGTAGTGTTAAGCCAAGCCATACCAGGAACTGGAGAGGAAGGAGCTGTAGTAGAGATTACATAGTATGATTCAGGGCCAGTTGGGCCAGTTGGTCCAGTAGGGCCAGTAACGGCAGGTCCTGTAGGGCCCGTAGGACCTCCAGAAGGACCAGTAGGGCCAGTAGGGCCAATTGAACCTGTTGGGCCCGTAGGGCCAGCAGGGATGGCTGATATGGATGTATCTACGTAGTCCGTAGTAGCGTAATCTGCAAAGAGGGTGTAAACACCGTGCTCTAGATTTTGAATACGGTCTCGTACAGTTCCCCAGTTAGTAGTGGTGCTGTTAAAAGTTCCGCTACCCCAAACAGAGCTGATAGCAGGATTGAGCCCAACAGTACTAGCAATCGCAGTAACTTCGTCATAAAGGACGTTTACATCTGCCGCTAGAACAAGGTCACGAAGGTCTACTCTTTGAGAAAACGTGACCGTTGTATTTGGGTAATTCGCTGCCATAATATCTCCTAGGTCTTTATCTATTTTGACGGTTATTGTAGGTTTTTACTGCCTTAACCGAGTGCGGCAATAGCCGCTTCAAGCTCTTTAATCTTTTTCGCCATAGCTACTAGGGATGCTGTTAAGTCTAGTTCTGTGGTTCCATCAGAAAACTTTGATACAACTAGCGGTTCTGGAGCTGACTTTATTGGCTTAATGAGTACGTGGTTAGACTTCTCCACATTCTTTCCAAAAGTACCGACCCAAATTGGGTGTGAAGGGTCTCCACCTTCAAACATCACCCATACACCTTGACCAACAGCAGGAGACTGCACTTTAGTACTAGCAGTTTCCATAGGCCATGCCCACTCAGTTACTTGGTCGTTTAGTACTTGTGGAACCTTTAGTCGTATGCGTCTCTTATTAAGTGGGTCCTTACTGCTATGGACTACACCACGGTATACCCCATAGAATTTACGTGCTCCTGATTCGTCCTTTATCATTAGGCCGCTCTAGTGAGTGTGATGATGTAAACGCGAGTAGTCACTCCATCTTCAGCGGTTACTGTGATGATTACAGGCGTAGTTCCCACAGGGGTTAGTATGGCTCCACTAGGGTCACCAGACAATACTGCTGTGCCATTTACATCGATAGTAGATAGCGCAGACGCTACTTCTGGGGTTACTGTGATATCTGTAGTGCCGTCTGGTAAAGCCACAGCGTAGTTGACCACTGATGGATGGAATGTTGGTGCCAAAGTTCCATCACTAAGTATTAGTGAGGATAGTGCTGTAGATGAGTAGATAGTCATGTCATCTTCTTCAAAAACAAATAACTCATTAGCTCCACCGACAAGTAGTTCACGAGCTGGTGGGGTAAGAGGAGGAACTGCAGCTCGATACAGTTGCTTAACTTGAACAGACGCAACACCCTCTACCGAACGTAGCGCGAACTCTACGTCTTCTGGGTAAATTAGTGCTGAGAAAGTAGCGTTAGAGTAATCAAATATAGATGCCAGCGCGCTCTTGATGTTGCTGGTAACGACTTCATCCGTAAACTGAGGAAGTTTATTGAACTGGATTTCGATAGCGACAGATGCATACACTGGAGGAGCTACGGTTAAAGTAGTTCCAATCTGTAGCTTGTCACTAAGCTGAGAAAGTACGGCATCTTTTAAGCTGAGCCATGCTGGAGTGAGTTGTCCACCATCAGCAGGTCTTGCATCATATCCTGGAAATTGGAATGGGTCAGTAGGGTCTGGGTTAGGTCCTACGAAAACAGTTACTGCCTGACGTGTCTCAGCTACAGCACTGGTCTTTCCAACTTCACTTACAGACAATGCAAGGTTTGCATAGTCCTGGACAGTGACTGCTCTATTCTGTGCCGTAAAAGCAATAGGCGCAGCAAAACGGATATTGTCGTTGCTCTCAGGCTCCGAACCGCCAAGGCCAGCCGTATTCTGTAAAGTACACACTGAGCTAATAGTTGAAATCTCTTCAGGAGTCTTGCCTGGGATGTTAAAGATATCGTAGATAATTCCAGCAGGTACGTTACCTAACACACCTCCACCAATTAGATAGTCTACTTTAATGTTGGTTAGATTTGAAGGGATAGCTCCAGATACTCCATCACCGAAATTGATGTAAACAAAATTGTCAGCGTCTGTAGTAATGTAGTAAACAGCTTCATTAGGTCCAGAGTCTGTGATATGGGTTACTTGGGTCCATTGCTGGTAGGTATCTCCGTTTTGTACGTAGACTTTGGTAGTACCTTCTACAACCTGATTTTCTGCTAGCTGGTACACCTGGTCTGGAAGACCATTTGAGGTACCAATCCATTCACCAGCTACATCGAAGTCATCTTGTGGCAAGTTTTCTGTCCTGGACCCCGCCCATTCACCATTAATGGCTGGAACTACCGAGACTTGTTGGTCAGCAATAAACACATCTTCAGTAGTAGTAAAGAATAGCTGTCGTACCTCATCCTCACAAACCACGTCAATAGAGAACTGAGTACCAGTAGGCAGAGTAGTTGCGATGGTGTAAGTATCAGCAGTTCCAGATACAGAAGCAGATGGAACGTCCGTGTTGGTCACCGCATAAGAAATGGTGTCTAGTCCTACAGTAGTAATCGTGAATACCCCATCAAAAGGAGCTCCAACAGAAGTAACCTGTACTTCATCACCAACAATGAACTCATGTTCGATAGATAAGGTTAGGGTAACTACGTTGCTAGTTAGCTCTGCAGTAGTAACTGCGTATCTGGTTCCTGCGGTATTAGTGATTGTTACATCTAATGTAGAGGCGAGGTATCCTGTAGGTAGATATCCCAAGCTAGAGGCAATCTCTAGTATGCTCTGTCTTTGTGTAGCCGTAGCTAGGTAATTCTCATTAGCTACTCGGTCAACATAGTAGTTTAATTGGTCACCCATAAAGGCGAACGCCTCAATAAGCGCCACACCGAAGTCAGCTGAGTCAGTACCCGTCCACTCAGGTACACGAGATTTGACTCTGGTAACCAGTTCTTCTCGCAAAGCATAGTAATCTCTACTTGTGTAGTCTGAAGAAACGGGAATGTTGCTTACTGGGGATGTCATAGGTTCTCCTCATTCAAAGGCTTGTTTTTAGAAAGGTTAGCAAGTCCAATAACTTCAGTAGCCTCTTCCTCATTAGGAAGGCTGTAAACTATGTTTGCTGTAATTATTTGGGTGTAGTCATCTAGGACTACGGTCACTTCATCCAAAGTCAAGAGCGGCAATTGGGTAAGGAATACCCTTTCAATCTCTCGTTCAATGTTGTCTATCACCATGTCAGAAGTATCCCATAACATATTAGGTACATTAGTGCCCAACTCTGGATGCATAACCCTCTCAGAGTACATAGTTCCAATAATAGAACGAACACGGTCTGCCCAAATTTTGTTCTGTTGAGTGCTGATAGTGACATTTCCGTAGTAATCTACAGAAAAAGGGAGAGCAATAGTCTTCTCAGCAATAGGCTTATTAATCATTAGCAGACCCTCCTAGGACCTTCATTATTTGCTTTCCATAAAGAAGGAGTTCTGTTGAATCCCTGTGATGACTCAATGTAAACTTCGGCTTTACTAATTAATTTTACCGTAGAGTTATTAGTAGTTATGGTCTTGTTCTCTAAAGCTGCAGCTATGTCTACTAGTCCTTTAGAGGACCTAGGAGCGGGCCTCTTCTTAGAATTAGGTCCTGTACCATCAGTACTCAAAGTTAGGTCTGCGGTATATACGCCTTTTCCATTAATATGGTGCTTCACAGAATTAATAATCCAGTAACCATCAGTCTCAATGCCTGTTCCGTCAATGTACACAGGAGAGAAAGGCTTAAGTCTTGGGTCTCCTTGTGCACGAGCCTTGGCTGGAATGTTTAGTCTAGCTAGGGCAGCAGACGCTACAGCAGTATGTTTTGATGAAGCCATGTCATTAACTACTTGAGAGCTCATGTGCTCTTCAAAAAGAACGTCACCAACTTTTGCTCTAAGATTCTTACCCAGCACCTTAGGATTTTGTTTAGAGGAGAATGCTCTATTAGTTAGTGGGTTAACTCCAGCTACACTCTTATTAGTTCGTAGCACTCTATTAGCCTCAATGTTTTCACCATTAAGTACTTCAAAGTGGTCCAAGGTCTTATCTAAAAAGAGAGTTCCACTAGGCAACTGGTTATTAAAGCTACTAAGTACTGCTGAGTTAGAGATAGATTGGTCAAGTAGCTTATCTAACGGTCTAAACACTAGCGTAACGCCATCCATCATAGCGCCATAGCCAATGCGTGCTGCTTGCTCTTGAATCCATTCCCAGTAAGAATGTCCAGAGATAGTTAGCTGTGCAAAACGTCTCGGATGTGATTCCCCTACAAACTTTAGCCCATGCTTACGGGCAATCCAAGAAACTGCCTCGGTGATAGTCTTGTTTTTAAATACTTTATTTGAGCGTTCTTTAAGTGGGTAGGACGCACCGATACAGCGAATTTTAAACAGCACTCTTCTTTGAGAAGTAGTTGTTTTTTCTACGTGAGAAACGTACGCGTGAATTGTTCTAGACTGAGTGCCTTGCTTCCACGATGCCACTACTGGAACACCTGTCTTTAGTACTTTAAATACTTTTTCACTAGAGGTTAGGTACTCAATCGTAAGAACATCATGGCTACCCATTTTCTGAATAATATCGATACTATTTGGCTTTACCTTTATAGACGGTACAGTAGGAAATTTAATTGAAAAGGTAGTACTTCTACGATATTTTGAGACTAAGTATTTAGACATTAGGAATCCTAAGAATTGTACCTACTTGTATATCTGAAGGGTTTAGAATCTCAGGATTAAAGTCCATGATTTGCCACCAAGCGTCAGCACTACCTAGAAACTTATTGGCAATGATGTCCAGTCGGTCACGTTCTACCCATGTATAGTAAAAGAACTTAGCAGTTTGCTCGGGGAAAGAGCGGAGTACAGTTACCGAGTAGTTGCCTTTTCTAGCGTCATTAGCTTTAAATATGCGGCCATCAGCATACCTACTATTTGAGAAAATCACGGTTTTTCCTATCTTAAAGTTACGCTGATGTAGGCAAGACTGCGTAGTCTGGCAAACGGTTAGCTGCGATGTTTACTGTGCTAAATACGGGGACCATTCTTTCATCAAAGATTACGTGGTTAACCGTGAATGCATCAATAGTCACCCAATAGCGCATTCCCACACCTAGGTGGAGCTCAACAGGCATAGCTCCTGTCCAACCAACATCGGCTGTATTTCCTCGGAACTGAGTCGGTATTGTAAATCCCATAACAGTACGAAGGAAAAACTCTATGTCGTACATAGTGCCTCGGTTGTAAATCATCTCTTGCTCATTAAAGAGCTTCTTTACTTTAGCCGTATCTGCTTTTCCATAAGGGTCACGGTTTACATACACACCCTTTTTTAGAAGCTTTCCAGTTTTATCATAGTACTTCATGTCAAACATGCGGTTAAGTACTAGCTCAAACTGAATTGTTCCACCATATGTGCTTCCACTCCATGCAGAATAGTCTTCTGTACCTGAGGTGTACATAGTTACGTCAATAGCAGGGCTTCCCTTATACGCCATAACAATTTGCCCAGGGTTGTATTGGAATTGGAAAGCGTACTTATTTGAATCCTGGGTAAGTTGGTCAGACCCAACGTTAGTAGAGCCAGGAGGATTGGATACTCCCTGACCTGTAGTAGGTGTCCAAGTAGAAATCATTCCCTTATGGTTGGAGCTATTCTTCCATAAGTCCATAGCTTTAGCAATGTCTCGCTTAGGTAGGTTACCGTAAGCACTCATTAAAACGTGTCTTTGGATGGTATCTTTAGGGTCATCAGTCTTTGTGTTAAATACTTTCTTCTCAGCAGTAAAGTAGGCTTCCTTAACACTTCCAACGTTGTATACAAGAGGACCTGTTTTAGTAGCTACAGTAGCTGGCGGAGGAGTAGTGGTGTTGTTTACTGTTTTTGTATCATTATTAAAGATTGTCGAGTTGTAAGTACTTTGAGGGTTGGTATTAGGGTTGCCATCATAGCGAAGGATATCATCCTTTAGGCTAGAGATTCTTGCCTCAACTAGACCTATATTTGTGTTGATATTAGCGTAGCTCAGGCAGTACCGTGCCTTGGCTCCAATAGGTTCCACTGGAATAAGATACTGGGCACCAGTAAATCTGGCAGAAATGTTCCTACCAGCACTGTCCGAAATAACGTATCTACTTACCGTAGAAGGGCTCATAGCATAAGCGTGGTAAAGTACTGCTCGACCATACCTCTTTGCGTTTTTTAGGGCCTTCAGTTCGGCCTCAGCCGCTGCAAGGTTAGCTCTTGCAGTAGATAATTTAGCCGCCATAGACGTATCCGCGTTATAGTTTCCAATGTAACTTGGTGTAGTACCCATATTAGAGTCTTCCCATCTTATCTACGTGCTTGTCTTCATCTAGGTACTTTTTTACCATAGTAGCTAGTCTTCTTGCCTCATCATCAGATGCTTTAGCGATGTTCACATTGATAGTCACATTCGCCCCAGAACTATTTTTATTAGATAGGCTGTGAGACTTCCACTCAGCAACTTGTTCAGCCGCGGCGTTTGGTTGAGCAACAGTGCTACCTCCCAAGTCTCCACCACCAGTGCCCGTACCTGCAGCACTGTAAGTAGCCGCACCTGCGTTACTGCCAGAACCTAGTGGGGAAGAAGATGACGCTGCATTGTTACTTTGATGTACTGCACCAATTTGCTGACTTACTGAGGTTGCACCACCGACAACACCAGCTAAGTTTGCACTAACCAAGCCAGAAGCACCAATGTAGTGCTTAGACTCTGAACTACTCTGGTCTGCGGATGCGCTACCAGAATCCGTTACAGAGGTATTTATTGGGGCTCCACCACCCATATACGGAGAAGGGTTAGTAGGGCTTCCATTTTTCTCCAACTGGAAGTGCAGGTGAGGTCCAGTACTGAATCCAGTACTACCTGAGTACCCAATTACCTGTCCAGACTTAACTTGAGCACCATTTTGCACAGTCCATCTAGAAAGGTGAGCGTAAAGAGTTACAAAACCATTTCCATGGTCAATCTTGACGTAGTTACCGAAAGAGCGACCTCCACTACCTCGCTGAGCTGCGATGACCCTACCATCAGCAGCAGCTTGTACGGGAGTTCCTTCAGCAGCCCCAAAGTCAATGCCATTGTGGCCTCCTGGGTGGTTACCATCCTTAACTCCAAAACCAAGCGTAATAGCCGCAGATACTGGACGAATTAACCGAAACACTCCATTATTCTGGCTACCACTGGTATTCTCGGCCCCACCGCCGCCAGCGGTATTTTGGGTCCCACTACCACCAGCAGTGCTAGGTCCAAGAGCGTTATTAGTACCATCACCACCAGAACCAGCAACTGCACCAATGAGGCCTCCAGCAACTGCACCAATAGCAGTTCCGACTCCTGGAGCAATCATCGTACCGAGAGCTGCACCGCCAAGGGCTCCAGTAAGAGCGCCTCCAGCCATGTTACCTACAGCACCTACTCCCTGTAGTACTCCCTGGCCACCTCGGCTGCCAGTAACAGTCTGAATCATAGCGTTCAGGTTACCAACCTTAGAGGCAAGGTCTCCAAACTGGTCATTAAGAGCCTGTACCAAAGGTACAGCATCCTTCATTCCTTGGATATACTGGTCCGAAGCTTTTCCATACTGCTCTGTTTCAGAGGCATTTAAGTCGTAAGAACTACCCAGAGGATTATCCCCACCCATGCCCTTTAAGCCATTCTTCCACTCCCCAGCTTTTCCTCCAGAACGGTCAATCATGTATTGGGCAAATAGGGATTGCTGCTCCGAAGAAAGTCCAGAGTTTCTGATAGCCTCGCCTAGTGCACCTCTACGGATAGAGTCACGAGTACGGTCGGGGGTACTTTTACGTACAGTAAGTCTTTTAGCAAGTTCTTCAAAGATTTGCTGCATAGGTTTTTCTTTACCAGTAGTTAGGTCAGCGGTAAAGATACCGAATTTCTTCATAAGGTTAGAGGAGCTTTGTCCTCCAGTAAGGTCTGCAACGGCCTGTGTAGATGCTTCTACAGGCATGTTTAGGTATCGGCTAATTCCAGCACCCATGCTCACTGTCTGCATGTATGTACTTCCAGCTGCACCGCTAAAGTTCATTCCTCTACCAGCAAGCATCGAGGCTACTCTTTGGTCAGCACCAGCAGAAGTCATACCTCCTGCACGAGAGATTGCTCCAAAAGTAGCTTGCTGCATTACTTTGCGGTTAGCTCCGCCCATAATTCCAGCGTTGTAGTACCCACCAGCATAACCAATAGTTGCTTGGATATCTGGCATACCAGTAGCAGCTGCCTTAGCAAGGCCGCCAATACCACCGAAACCTGTAGGGATTCCTCCCATGCTTTGCCCAGCTGCTGATGGTGTAGAGAAGTTAGCCATACTGCCAGACATAAGGTTCTGGGTTCCCCCAGAAACGCCTAGCTGCTTCTGTCCCGTACCGCCGATGCTTCCACCGACGTTACCCATCTTTCCGCTAAGTTTAGAAAGAGTACCGCCAATTTTATCTAGCGTAGTACCAAACTTAGTCCACTGAGAGAGCATCTTATCTGTTTTAGAGATAAACCCATCAATGGACTTGGAGAGGTCCTTTTCAGCCATTACTGCTTCCTAACTAACTTTCCGTCTTCTCTAGCTATTTCTAGCCAGTTCTTACGCTCTCGGTATGAGAGTTCCATAATCTCTGTTAGAGACCAACTACTATATGCAGTTACTAGGGCCCTAAATTCTCCAACTAGTAACTCATATGGTACAAATCTAGAACCGAAACAAAGTTCCGAGACTAATCGGAACCTCCACCTCTCCGCCACAGGTTTGGCAGGCTACGGTGGTGTCTTCAAACTTTGGTCCTGATGCGCGTTCAGCAATTGCTTCTGCTACATCACGACGGTCAGTAACACCCATGTTTAAAACTTGTTGTGGGCTTAGTACTGAACGCCCATCAATCTCCAAAACAGTTCCCTGTAGAAGGATTGTGGTTAGTTCAGCCATTGATTTATCTAGGCTAGTAGAAATCTCACGCTGAACTGCACCGTTAGGCAGAGTAACTAGGTACTCGTGCTTACGGCTTGAAACTGTGAACGTACGGTCTGTCTTAGGGTCTACAAGAACTTTAGACTTAATGTCTTCGTCTACGTTTACCTCAACTTCTACAGGCTCATTACAGCCAGCACAGAAGCTGTTTACAGTCGCTGTGTTACCGAAGGTAGCCTTGTAGATTCCTAGCATTAGTGCATCACGGTCACCAGCAAGAAGGTTGTCTAAGACAGCCTCAGTTGCTTTAATGTTTCCGACACTAACTACGCCACGGCCAAGGATTGCTGAAAAGACACGTCCAGGGTTACCACTCTTAGCGATAATCTCTTCATCCCTACCTGTTAGTTCACGTACTTCTGCGGTCTTGATGACCTCCCCAGCGTCTGAAATGTAGCCGCCAGGGAGGTGCACCAAGGTATCCGAAGGAGGGATAATTGTTGCTGGTTCCGTTGTTGTAGCTTGAGCAGACATGGCCTGGTTAATAAGGCCATTAGCTAGTGATGGATTGTCTGCTGCTTTGATTGATTGTGTAGTCATGTTGTAGTCCTTTTACTTTAATTACTCGAATGAAGGTGCTGAAGATTCGGTTGACGATGCCCAGTTTAGGTCGAAACCTTCGTGTACAAGGGTCAACTGCTCAACGAAAATAGCGTTGTCACCAGCGTTTAGGTCTGAGTAGGCCAACGATGTAATCCAAGCGTTGTAGACGTTGAAACGCATTGCTACGTGGTCGTCTCCAGCAGTTGAGTTAGTGTCGTTTGCACCAGAACCTGCAATAGGGTGTGAAAGCACCTGAATCTCAACGTCACAGCGGAAGTTGTTCTTCAAAGTGTTAGTGGTTGATGGGCCACCCTGAACGGTTGCGAATAGCTTACGCATCCACTTCCAGTGCTGGTCAGAACCTAGAACCACACCACGCTGAAGCGTGATAGGTGCAAAGGTAGTCTGTCCAGGAATCTGGTGAACAGTGGTGTTGTAGCCACCCTCACGATAAGGGATTGAGTCAGTGGTTACTGACATTCCCGAAACCGAGGTGAAACCTACGGTGGCACTCTTAATACCAGTACCTAGCCAGTCTGAAGCAGCTGGGTCTAGAGGCTTAAAAGTAACCAGGAATCGGAAATTTCTGATTGGGTCCGTTGCCAGTGTGGAACGGTTGTTGATAATGGTTGCCATTACTTATTTCTCCTTCGGTTAAACGCCAGTAGTTTGGCTTAGGTTGATAACCACGAACTCAGCTGGGTACTGCAAAGCAACACCAACCTCGATGTGAACCTCACCGTTAGCAATAGCGTTTGTGCTGTTGTTTTCTGCGTCACACTTAACGTAGAAAGCTTGCTGAGGTGTAGTTCCACGAAGACCACCCTGGTTGCGGTAGTCGTTTAGGAATGAAGCTACAGAAGTACGTAGCTTTGCCCATAGACGCTCGTCGTTGTTCTCAAACAAAGCGAAAGTGGTGATGTCCGACAACTGCTCCTTGATGTAAATCAATGAACGGCGCATGTTGACGTACTTGTTAGCAGTACCATCCTGAAGAAGGGTACGAGCACCCATAACAACTACGCCAGCACCTGGTAGGTTACGGATAGCGTTAACAGGAGCAGTAGATGCGTTCAAGCTGTCTAGTTCTGCAGAAGTGAAAGCCTTCTCCAAAGCTACGACGCCACGAAGCTGTGCACCAACACCTGCAGGAGCCTTGAAAGGACCAACTTCACGGTCAGTTGACAGGTAAAGACCTGCAACAGCACCAGCTGGACCAATCTTACGTAGAGAAGCATTGCTGCGACCTACTGGGTCTGAGATGTACACGTTAGGGTAGTAGACTGCAGCGTGGCTTGACTCCTGGAAACCAGCAGCGTATGAAAGAGCCTGAGCAACAGTTAGGTTAGGAGCAGTGCCATCAAGAGCCTGGTCAGTATCGATAACAACAAACGCGTTGTTCAATCCAGCCCAACCAACTACCTCGTCTAGAACAGTCTGACCATCAGTTGCACCAAGCTGTGCGATAACCTCAGGAACGAATACTACTAGAGGGCGGTTAAGAATCTCGAACTCAGCTAGAACAGAGTTAGAAGTACCTAGGTAGTCTCCAGCAACTGGAGTAGTGCCGTCAAGGCCGCCAGTTAGAGGAAGGATAGCTAGTGAAGGAAGAGCAGTGTTGTCTGCAACTACTGAGATGGTGATGTACTTTGAGTTAAGGTTTACAACAGTCTCAACGAAGTCACCAGAAGTAGGAGCATCGAAAACAACGTTAGTGTAGCGCTCTAGTAGAGTGTCTCCAGCTAGAGTACCTGAGTTGTTTGCGGTACCTTCTTTGTATACTGACAGGTTGTGGTATGAAGTAGTGCCTACACGCTCAAGCTGAATACGTAGGTTGTTGCCTTCAGTTCCGAAGCTTACTGCTTCAATAGTAGCAACTTCAGGAGTGTCGCCTTCTTCTACTAGAGTAGCGGTTGCCTTAGCTGCATCGCTGTGTACTACACGGCGAACGTAAAGCTCTGAACCACCATTCTTGAAGAATGAGCCAATTCCAAAAGTAGCTGGATAAGCTGCGTCGTAACCACCAAAAGTACGAACAAAGTCATACCATGAAGTTACGCGGGTTACTGCGGTTGGTCCCTGTGCAAATACACCGATTGCGGCACCTGCAGCGTCTGCAGTACCTTCGGTGTTGATAGCAGCAGGAAGTAGGCTCTCATTAATGTAGATGCCTGGACGTTGGTACGTCATATGGGTTTCTCCTAACTAGGGTTGATTAAACAGTGGGTAACGAATTATGCCGAATTGGAAATCTGTCCTACACCAATAAAACCATCACGAGTGAGTATTGGTTCATCGACAGTAACTGACAGTGCCTTGTATAGCTGCTTATACGAGTCGAGCGAAATCTCACTAGAGACTCGCACGCTTATTACATTTACGAACAAACGCTTTGCCTGTTCGGTGCTATCTCTCTTCGAGCTAGCTAGGACATCTAGACGACGCATTGTGGAAGTTGTAGTAGTAGTTTCTCCATCTACTACAACATTCTCAATAACCTCTAGTGCCCCAAATCTAATTGGTAGCTTTTCAAACAAAATTTGAGTAAGCATTTCACGGTCGTGACGTGGGTGACGAGCGTAGGTTGTAATCTGGTAATCAATGTTTACAGGGATAGGCATGTGAATGACCCAGCCCTGCTCAGGAGTCAATCCTTCTGGAGCTAGGTACTCTGGGTCTACTAGACCACGGTGCTCACGAGTAGTGTCTCGGTTGATGTCTACCATGTCGATAGTTACATAAGGAAAGTTCTGAGCACGTACTTCTTGGTCAGGCTGACCGAACCAAACACCAACCTGACGTGGAACATCTTGTCCATCAGCCTTCTGGTCGTGGACAGTAATACCCTGAAGTTTAAGTCGAAGGGCTTTATCTTCACCTAGTAGGAATGTCAAAACTTACCTCCCAAAATGTCGTTAAGGCTTTTAACAAAAGCAGACTCTGCCCCAGTAGGATTGTTGGAGTACTTAAGAAGAACTGAAGTAGGACGTGATTTAGGAGTTCCGTACTCATAGTCAAATGCTTCAGTAGCGTGCTCTTCAGGAACTACAGCAGACATGACAGAGCCATCGTAGGATACAGAGATGCTGTCAGCCACTTCAGGGGCCCAGTTACTTGCTAGAGCAGCAGCACGCAGGTCAGCTTGTGCTTGAACTGCGGCGGCATGTGATGCCTGCTCAATAGCGTCTAGGACGTGCTTCATTACTCCTGCTTGCCTGTGTGGGACTTTGGTGATGCAAATTTCCGACTCTTGTAACCTGCTACCGCACCAAGCATTTTTGCTTGTCGTGTATAGGTGGGACGCATCCAGGCTGTGCCGCCATACTGGCGAACAGAAGCTAGGAACTCTTCCCTTTCCTCGTGAGATTCAAAGTCATTGACTTGTTCCCACCAGGGCTTGAAGTTGTCAGAAAACATCAGCAAAATCCTTATTACAGGCGCAGGTCTGGTCGAAACCAGGTAGACTTCCGCACAGATGCCTACCCATTAAGAGTAAAAGAAAACCCCGCCAATGGCAGGGTAAACTTTTTGTTTGTGTTGGGACTACTTGCCAGAAGGAGCCTGAGGGATAGGCCTCTTCTTTTTAGTGCAGTTACAGTCTTTAATAGACATTACTTGCGGCCAGTCTTCTTTTCACGTTTGTCTTCACGTTTTTCGCCAGCTTTGCCTTCACGCTTCTCGTGAGCAGCTTCCTTGGCTTTAATCTTGCGAATAATACCAGCGTCAATCTTCTTGTCTTCAGCCATAGTCTTTGGCTTCTTCTTGGCACCGTGAGCGTCGTCAGCTTTCTTGAAAGCCTTCTTCTCATCTTTTTCAGTTAGACCAGCTTTACGGAGCATTGCTGCATCCTTCTTCTTGTCTTTAGCTTCAGTGTACTTGCCTTTTTCGTAACTTGGTTTAACAGCCATTACTTCTTTCCTACTCGTCGTTTGTTCTCTTTAGCGGTGTTTTTTCCATGTGCCAATGGTCTTAGGTTACTCTTACGGTCATCAGAATGGTTATTGTTCTTGTGGTCAACATCAACATTCTTAGGAAGTTTCTTTCCAGAAGATTTCTCGTAATCTGCACGAGCCTTGTTCTCAGAAGTAGTCTTCCAAGTACCATCCGCTTGCTTAGTCTTAGTCACGTAGATAGGGCGTCCACCGTTAGCGGCTGAGCCCTTGTAAGGACCGAACTTCTTTTTGGTGCCTACTTTAACAGTCATTACCATTTAACCTTATTGGCCCAGTATGCTGCTGACATCTTGCCTTTAGCAATGTTCTTAGCGTGACGAGCCTTGAAAGATTCACGACGCTTACGGTAAGCCTCAGACTCATGCTCTTTTTCAGGAGACCCTTTAACACCCTGTTGACCAAAACGAATGGTCTTAATCTGGTCACCTTCTTTAGCCACTACTACGTGTGACTTAGCAGCACCAGGGGTAGCTTTAGGTTTGTTGTAGCCAGTAACTCCTGCACGAGCTAGTCGTGGGTCTTTCTTAGATGCTGGTTTCTTCTTCTCAGCCATTCTTCTTTACCTTTTTTGGTAGGGATTTAATACTAGTGGTTTTAGCTGCAAATTCCTTTGCTAGCTTAGGTTTATTAGCGTATAGGAACTTCATCTGGGCCAGTGATTTAAAAGGCACTAGTCCCACCAGATGTTGTTGCCCGCAAAAATCCAGTCGTCTGTGCCAATCTTAATCAACTTAGTAACACCTGTTCCTGTAAACCCCATGTAGTCAGTCCCCGTTCCATGTCCCTCGCCGTAAACATTAGACTGCGTTTCGGAGCCTTCATCAAACCCTTCACGCAGCATAACCGCGGCATCAATGGTCACAAAAGTAATCACAGTCCCAATAGGGAAGGGCACAGCTGCATTTGCGGGAACTCTAAAGCCCTGTGTGTAATTATTCTCATCTTTAGTTACATAGATGAAGGTCCCTGCATCCGACAAAGCCAAAACGATGTCTGGAATTGATGAGACAATAGGGTTTCTAGTACTAGCCTTAAGAGAATTAGTGTCTAGATAATCTAAAGCAGTATTTAGGGTTGTACCCCAATTTGACTGCCCAACAGTAGGTTTAGTAAGTGGCATGATTACTCTCCGTAAAGGTCAGAGCCATAGCCACCGTAGCCATAGCCGATTGTTCTAGGCTCTGTCTTAGCTACAGCAGCATAGTTGGTGAATTGTGGGTCGTTAACAAGCTCATCAGGGTTCACCTGGTTGCAGTCAACAGTTACTACAGCCCAGCGGTTTGCGAAAGAACCACGAGGCAATAGACGAGTAGGAACAAACACTTCACCACGGTAAATAATGCGGTCTTTAATGTGGTTGTTTGAATCGGTAATAAGACTAGGCAGCATACGTTGGACATCTCCGACGTTTAATACTAGGCGCAAAGTATCGGTTACATAGAAACCGCGTTCATTCATAATGTTAGTACCACGAATAAACTGAGCCATAACTACAGGCATCTTAAATGGAAGCATCCATCTACGACCTCCACCAGCTACGGAGCTAGATACGTCATAGATGTCATCTACGATTGTGTTGTAGTTGTCGTCTAGGTAGTATTCTTGCCAACGCATCCAGTCAACTTCAACACCAACAGTACCGCCAAGGTCCTCTGCAATGCCTTCATACATAGACTTACTTTCGTAGTCCATATTGAAGCGGCTGTTTACATCAGCACCTTCGTTACCACCGCGCATTTAAAGCCTTTCCTAGACTTCTATTTTGACTGATAGTGGGCTAGGTTTGTCGTTAAACGTTCATTGGTAGGGTCTAGCTCTAAAGCTTTTTCTCCGTACTGAATAGCTTCTTCAACAAAACCTAGGTTCCATGCGCTAATAGCCGCGAGGTCATACGGAAGCTCATTCCATGCAAATTCTTCGCAGAGATAGTCGAGAGGCTTCTCTTCAATCTTGATTGCATCTAGCGCAGTCCAATAACAGTTCTGGAAGTCTTCTCTATTGTAGAAATACTGTGCTAACTCAACCACAGGCTCACGACGACCAGGAGCTTCTTTAATCGCCTTCTCTAGCCATTCCCGTGCATTCTCAGGCTCACACTTGGCGATGTAGCGCATAGAGGCTGCACGTTCTGGTGGCCATACTGCCTTAGGTAGAGACAAGTGTCGCTTTAATTCAGCAGATGCTTCTGCGTATCTTTGATAGAAGAAATACTCACGGCCTAGGTAGAACGCATTGCGGTCATCCATAGGGTCTTCTTTAGTAGAAAGCTCCAGTAGAGGAAAGTACTGTCCACGACTCTTTGTATTGTCGGGATGGTGATGGATTTCTAAACCAATAGTTTCTTGCGTCTCTACAATACGGTCAGTAGTAATCACTTCGTGTACAGGGTGCTTCCATCGATAACCGTGACGTGCATGAATCTTATCTCCGTTGTATTGTAGCCCAGGGATGCCTTTTTCTTCGTCTACCCAAGACCATGTGTATTTATATCTCGGTCTAGTAGTCGTGGCTTTTTCAAGTTCTTTACGCCAACCAGGTTGGAGAACTTCGTCCATATCCAGCGCAATACAATACTCAACATCATCTGGGAGAAGAGCAAGAGAAGCATTACGTGCATCATCAAAACGCCAAGGTGCGATAGATACCGAGTGGACAGTAATGCCCAGCTCACGTGCCTTAGCCACAGTATCATCAGTACTTCCAGTATCTGCAATAAGAAGGTAATCCGCTTCTTTGGCAGATTCGTACCAGGATTGAACGAACTGGCTTTCGTTTTTAGCAATCGTGTAAATAGCGATTTTCATATCTGCTCCAAATAGTAAAGGCCCCACCAATAATGATAGGGCCTTTACGTATACCTTGTCGGGTAAGTTACTCTGAAGGTGTTTCCTCAATAGGAACTTCTTCTAGAGCCACAACACGAGGCTTAGTCGGTTCCTCTGGCCCATCTCCAGCAAGTAATTCAGACTCTGGGTCTACTAGCGCAGTAATGAACGCTTCTGCCCATGCAGACGCTTCGGCCTTACTCTGCCATTCAGTTCCATTAGGCCATGTGGGTTGTAGAAGAATCGGTGCATCTACCGATGAGTCAACATAGTCCGTCCAGATTTTAACTGCCTTAGAGGAGTCCACTTTGTAAATAAATCCCATAATTCTTACTCCTTCTTACTTTTAAATACTAGAAATCGGTTTAAATACTATCGCTTTAGTAGGGGTAGTATCTTTCATGTAGTACGTTCCTTGACTAAGGTATCCACCAATAACTACTTTGTCAGGACCTTCTACCATTGCTGATGGATACGTTTGGGCAGTATGTCCTGACACTGTTGTGGCAAGAGTCGTCCATGTAATACCATCTGCTGATGTGGCTAGTGAACCACCACTGGATGCCACAAAAAACTTACCATTAATAAACCTTACTTTAGTAAGCGTACTGCTTCCAAATATGTTCGGATTATTAGTAGTTGTAGTAGCCCTTCCAGAAGCAACATTCCAAACAGTTCCATCTGCAGAGGTCAGGACTACGCCGCCATCACCAACAGCTACAAATGTACCATTCCCAAAAGCTACTGAGTTGATAGCTACGTTAGTAGTAATCTGTCTGCCGCTATTCCATACTACCAAGTCCTTACTGGTAGCCATTTGGGCTGATGTACCAACTACTACGTAAGTACCGTTACCGTAGGCCATGTCTTTCGCTATAACTGTGGAGGAAAATCCTGTAGGCGCACCTTTAGAAGCCCAGTTAAGACCGTTAATAGATGTGTAAAGGTCACCCACACTCGAAATTAGAATGTATTTTCCGTTTAAATAGTAGACTCTGTGTCCCGACGTATCGGTAGCAGAAACGGTAACAAAGGACCAAGTAACTGCATCTGTAGAGTAGTACATACTGCTTCTAGTGAAAAGTATAAACTTACCATTACCAAAAGCAATATCGCCTGTAGTGGATGTAGAGGTCCAAGGAGTAGCTCTGTGAGTCCAGGTTATGCCATCACTAGAGGTAGAAAGGTCACCGTTATCTGAGACGGCTGCATATACACCGTTACCATACGCTAATCCTAAAATTTTAGAACTGTATTTTACGTTAAATCCTGTAGGAGAAGACATGGTTCTAGCTAGATGAGAAGCACCGATATTTAAGCGTTTTAGGTAGTATACTCCCGCAGCTTCAGCTACCTGTGAAGTAATCGTTCCATCACCCGCACTCATGGTTACTCCGTCATTCCAACTAACGCCATCAGTAGTGGCAAACCCGTAGTTATTGCTAGCTTGTGCAATTAGGGTATTTCCTACTTTAATAAGAGAGGAGATAGTAGTAGAGGTAAATGCGTTATTAACTGAAGTCCAAGTAACTGCATCTGTAGAGTAGTAAGTAGTGCTAGTAGTACTAGAGAGCACAGAAACAAACTTCCCACCAGCCTCACCAAGTAAGTAGCTACTGCTACCCTGTGCGGAAGACCTCGCTGTCCAGTTTACTCCATCTGTTGAAGTATTGTATGAGGCTGTTGACCCTTGAGTAATCCAAGTACCATTAAGGTAGTATAATGTTCCTCCTGAAGCAACGTTTGTTGTAGCTCCTGAAGCTAGTGTTGTCCAGGTTACCCCATCTGTTGAAGTGAGGTAAACTGGAGTAGTAGTTGCGTACTTATACGCTATCCAACGAGTTCCTCCGAAAACAATTTGTCCTCCAGAAAAAGATGTATACCCAGTAAGGTCAGCTGTCAAACTCCAAGTAACTGCATCTGTAGAGGTATATAGACCGCTAACTCCACCTACAATACCCGCTACAACAAACTTTCCAGCACCATATGCTGCGGCGTACATGGCTGTAAACGCATTAGTAATGGTTACCCAATTGTCGCCATCAGTAGAACTAGAAGTTTGGCCTGTGGTAAAAGCGTATACCGTATTTCTATCAGAAATCAACTGTGTTATAGTATGTCCTGGACCATCAATTGGTTCAATACCGATTGGCTGAGGATAGGATAAAAGCTCAGAGTTAGACGTTACGGTCACAGCTCCCGAGCTCACTACCACTGAGCCATTAGTAACAGACTTATTATTTACTTTTACACCGACACCGTTTGAAGATACTTCATAGGCACCTACTGGAAGAGTTAGTGACGTATTGGCCGCACCAGTCCAAGTATAGCTTTTTGCAGAACCAAATCCGCCAATAGTCTGAATACCCATTATGCAATCTCGCTTCCGAATGCCTGAAAGGTTAGTGCGTTAGCAGTACCAGTGCGTACTGTAATAACATCAGTAGCCGCTAGTGTTAGGCCCAAAGTAAGTGCAGTAGTAGAGTTAGCTGCAATAGAAGTGTCATAAACTAGGGCGTTGCTAGCAGCTGCAGTAGCACCAGCAACACGGATAAATACACGTGCAGTGGCTGCAGTAGCAGTTACGTTAGAGATAGAAAGTGTAGACACTACAGCTGACTTACCAGAACCAACTGTGTATAAATCAGCGTTAGTAGTACCAGTAGGGGCTGATTGGCCCAAAATCTTATATGTTGTTGCCATTATTTTCCTTTATGTCGTAGGAAAGTAGTTATATAAATAACTATTCTCCACTAGTTTACTAACTAAGCCCCCATTAAGAGGAATGAACTCAAGGGTTCTTCGTAAGGAAGGACCGCATCCCACACAGTACCTGTCCATACCCAGGAGTTTGAGCCTGAAGTATAGACCTGACCTACTGTAGGGCTGCTAGGGAAGGTCATTGCCATTTGTAGGCCTACTTACCTTCTAGAGCGGCTACTCGTGCAGTTAGGGCTGCAATCTGAGCCGCTTGTTCACGAGCCACAGCTTGAAGAGCAACAACGTACATTGTGTAGTGAACACCTTGCACATCTCCTTCTTCTGTGTAGTCTACAAAGTCTGTTAGACCAGCATCGTGCAAGTCTTCTGCAATGAAACCAGCCTCAACAGGAGCTGCTTCTCCATCGCGCTCTACAGCGGCAATGTATCGGAAGTGCTTAGGCTCAATCGATAGTACCGCTTCTGTGTCGATAACGGCTTTAACAATGTCCTGCTTCTTGGTACGAGATGATGACGCCCAACCAAGCTGACCTGCAGATGAAATCCACATAGCGTGTCTAGTTGTGGTGATGTCGTTTCCATAAGCACCAGGAACGTACACATAGCTAGAAGTATCGCTAATGGTTACGTTTCCACCCTGAGTGTTAAGGATGAGGCTAGCAGCAGCACCGTTATCAACTGCCATAATTTCACCGTTGTCCATACGGAGGTTAGCTCCAGTAGAAGGGCCAATCTGAAAACCGTGGGCAGTACTTGAAAGGCTAACGTCATTAGTGGCTGAGGCGCGTACCGTAGTAGTAGTCACATTGTTAGCGTCAATGTTTCCCGCACCAGCTGTGCCATCGGCATAAAAAGTGTACATGTTAGTAGAGTCAGTAAAGTCTACTTTGTCATTTGCGCCAAAGAAAGCCTGAGAAGTACCGAATGTTACGTCTCCAGTAAATGTGGCACCAGCCAAAGGAGCGTAGCCAGACACGTCAACTGCAGGACCAGTTGGGCCAGTAGCTCCTTGAGGGCCAGTCGGGCCTGTAACAGAAGGGCCCGTAGGACCAGTAGGACCAGTCACGGTAGAAGCAGCACCAGTCGCACCAGTAGGTCCTGTTGGTCCAGTTGGTCCACCTTCTGGTCCAGTTGGGCCAGTAGGGCCTGTGGCACCAACTACGGTAGCAGTAGCATTAGCCTGCCATACAGTTCCAGTCCAAGTCCATGACTTGCCACTATACGTGTATACATCGTTTACTGTTGGTGAGGTTGGAAAGCTCAGTGCCATTAAAAACTCCTTAAGTCTTTTACTAGTTTACCTACTTAGTAAACTACGTAGTTAGTTAAATCCAGCCACCGATATTAGTGTTTGCTCCAGTAGGGCCTAGTCTCGTTACTTTCATGAAAGAACCAGCAGCAACAGCAGTGGTACCTCCAGGAGCAGTTCCAAAAGTAATCTGAGGGCTTATATCTCCAGCAGTGTTAGTTTTGTACATAATCACACCACGCAAGAACTGGTACTTGTAAGTGGTTGCTGCCCATGTTTTACCGAAAGGAGCAGTAGACCCGTTAACTGTAATTGTAGGAGCAGACATAGTCATAGCTGACCCAGAACCGTCACCAAATTCAGCGTAATGGTTAGCAGTAGTAAACGTACCTGTGTAAGGCCAACGAATATCTATAGTGTGGCTAGTAGTAGTTGCCTGAGCAGCTACAAGAATGTACTCATACTCAATCATGTATAGAGTAGAAGCAGATAGGAATAGTGTAGGTCCCGTAGACGCCAACACGTTCTGTGCCGCAGTACTGTTTGCTAAAGTACGTTCTGCGTCTAGGGCATAGTACGCTGTATATGTAGACGATTCAGTGCCATCAGACATCACATAACGGTAAGGGTTTTCTGAAGGAAGATGGAAACCAGCTGCAAAGATTTGACCAGTGGCGTCAATGTCGCTAGAGGCTGTAACGATACCTGTGAATGTAGGAGATGCAGCAGTTGCTAGGTTAGCCTGTGCGGCAGTCTGGTTAGTCCAGTTACCTGTAGCAGAATCAAACGCAAGAACATTATTGTCAGCAGTGCTTCCAATAGCCACACCAGTAAGAGAGCCGATGTTAGGTACAGCAGCGTAAGGACCTGCAGAAGCAGTTTGTACCCAAGCACTGCTGTACCAAATGTAAGTCTTACCATTACTAGAGTTAAACCAAATATCTCCTGCTGAAGGAGAGCTAGGTGCAGTATCTGAAGTTGTATAGTGGCCAGTGGCACCTGTAGCACCTGTGGCACCCGCAGGACCAGTTGCACCAGTTGCACCAATTGCACCAGCAGCACCAGCAGGACCAGTAGGTCCTGTAGGACCTGTTGCTCCATTAGCTCCATTAGCACCATTAGTGCCGTTAGTACCGTTGTTTCCAGGAACACCCTGAGGACCAGTTGGACCAGTAGCACCTGTAGGTCCAGTCGCACCTTGAATACCTTGAGACCCTGTAGGACCAGTTGGTCCCTGAGAACCTGTGCCTCCAGTAAGGCCTGTTGCACCTGTAGGGCCAGTGACGCCCTGTGCGCCCGTAGGTCCAGTCGGACCAGTTACTCCCTGAATACCTTGGATTCCTTGAGGTCCAGTTGGTCCAGTAGGTCCTTCAATTCCTTGCGGTCCAGTAGGGCCAGTATCCCCAGTAATTCCTTGGATGCCCTGAGGACCTTCAATACCTTGAGGACCAGTGGCTCCAGTAGCTCCTTGAGGACCAGTAGGGCCTTGAGAACCAGTAGACCCAGTAGGTCCAGTTGGACCAGTACCTCCAGTTAAACCCGTTGCGCCTGTAGGCCCAGTTTCTCCTTGAATACCTTGAATACCTTGGTCACCTTGAGGTCCAGTAGGACCAGTCGCACCCTGAGGTCCAGTAGGTCCCGTGGCACCAGTATCTCCCTGAATACCTTGAGTACCCTGTCCGCCTTGTGCACCAGTAGGGCCAGTAGGACCCTGAGCACCAGTCGCACCTGTAGGCCCAGTGACTGTAGAAGCTGCACCAGTAGAACCAGTAGGACCAGTTGGACCAGTAGCACCAATAGCGCCTTGAGAGCCTGTAGGGCCAGTAGCACCAGTAGGACCTACTTGAGTGTACATAACCTGAGTAGCAGTAAGGATTACAGAAGGAATTTCTGGAGCAGGTGCTGAAGAAGTGTTGGACTTAATGTATGTCTGAGTGTTTGTAGTAGCCCAGTTAAGTTGGAAAGTTCCTCCAGCAGCAACCTCTAGTACATAGTTCCATGCAACCACGATAGCGGGTTTCTTGCCTGCTAGTCGAGTAGTTCCAGCAGACTCTACAATATCTGTGCCATTCAGCTTTGCCCAAATACGCACGTCAGACTCATAGGATGTGTTGGTATCCTCAGAAGCTAGCTGAGCTGAGAATTGGATGTTGTAAGTACCTGCATAAGTAAACGTCAGTAGTGAACTAGATGCAATCGTTATACCGCTCTGTAGGTAAGCCGTATTAACTGTGATTGGGTAGGCGGTATCTATTACCGCAGCGTACTGGCTAGTGGTATCGTATCCAGAAAATACATGGCCTAGCGCACCACCAGCACCTGCAGGGCCAGTAGGACCAACAATAGGACCAACATTATCCCAAACAGAGCCAGTCCAAATGTAAAGGTCTCCATCACCCAAAACAATGTAGGCATCATTTACTGAGTTACCTGAAGAGGGAAGGTTACCTACTAGAGCAACAGAGCCTTTAAGGTTAATTGACGTACCTTGTGGGCCTGTGGCACCTGTTGGACCTGTTGGACCTGTAACTGTAGATGCTGCACCAGTTGCACCAGTTGCACCAGCAGGGCCAGTTGGTCCAGTCGCACCAGTAAGGCCAGTAGCTCCCGTAGGACCTGTAGCTCCAGTCGCACCAGTATTACCAGCATTTCCTTGGATACCTTGTGGGCCTTGCGGACCAGTGTCTCCCTGAGGACCTGTAGCACCTGTTAAACCAGTGGCACCAGTAGGCCCAGTCGCACCTACAGCACCAGTTTCACCAGTAGCTCCCGTAGGACCAGTGGCACCTGTAGCACCTGTCAAGCCAGTAGCCCCAGTTGGACCTGTGGCCCCAGTTGCACCAGTTAGGCCTGTGGCTCCAGTTGGTCCTTGAATACCCTCGTTACCTTGAATACCTTGAACGCCCTGAGGTCCTTGAGCACCAGTAGGTCCCTGGATTCCCTGAGGTCCTGTAGCTCCTGTTGGGCCAGTAGCTCCAGTAGGTCCAGTTGGTCCAGTAGCTCCGTCAGCACCAATGTAGCCATCAGCACCCTGGGGACCTGTTGGACCTGTAGCTCCAGTTAACCCTGTAGCACCAGTCGGTCCTGTAACACCTTGGATACCTTGAATACCCTGAGGTCCAGTAGGGCCCGAATCAGCAGGTACGTTAACCCAAGCCTGAAGTGCTACATCCCATGCAAGACGGTCATTGTCCTGTATATCAGTAACTAGCACGTCGTTTAGTTCATGTAGGTCAGGTAGGTAAACAGATTTTACAAAAATCTGACCATCAGTAGCGTCTTGGAAAAGAGAAATACCTACAATGAAAGCGTGGTCTGGAGCTGAAGGCTCCGTAGTTGTTAGTCCACCAGGAACTGTAGGAGAAAGCCAAATGAACTCACCCTCAGGCAAAGCTGAGGTGTCTAGTCCGTGAACAATACCGTAAGTAGTACAGTATCCAGTATCTGCAACAAGGATATCTTGTGTAGCAATACCTAGGAAACGAGCAGAGTGCTCTTCGTTGTCTCCCTGAGCAAGACCTACCACCATATGGTCGTTATCTGAACCCATTACGTACAATGCAGAACCATCTGCAATAGTGGACGCAGTACCATTCTTAACAAGAATGTTTAGCTCTTGACCAATCTGAAGGGTAGCATTGCCATTCTTCATTTGGAACTCTAGGGTGCTATCGTTAGCGTTCCAAGCAATCTGTCCAGGTGCTTGAGAACCTGCGTTGATAGCGGTATTAATAGTTAGAGAATCAAGAGTACCTAGTTGAGTTATGCCTGATTGAGTCAAAGATACTGTTTTAGTTTCGGAATTGTAAACTAAAGGCGCATCTGCAGCAAGAAGTCCAGAAGGACCAGTTACTCCTTGCGCTCCTGTAGGGCCTTGAGGGCCTGTTGCTCCAGTAGGTCCAGTTTCTCCTTGGATGCCCTGTGGGCCAGTAGCTCCCGTAGGTCCAGTTGGACCAGTTGGCCCTGTACTACCTTGTACACCTTGTGCACCTGTTGGTCCTGTGGCACCTGTAGCTCCTGTCGGTCCAGTAGCACCACGAGGTCCTGTGGCACCACGTTGGCCAGGAACTCCAGGAAGCAGAGCAATGTCTACTTCTGGGTTAGCCTGGTCATTAGGGATAAGTACTTCATCAAAACCTGGGTACGGTGCACCGTCAAGAACATCTCCTTGAGTAATAAGGAGTGAAGTGTCTACCTCAGGAAGTCTAGGAGCATCTGGATTGATTGCCATTAAAGGATTACCTCACTGGCCTTTTCAACGAAGAAGTCTCCACCTACAATCTCAATTACTTCACCAGTAGTGTCATCTACACTATTAATCTGCCAGTGTGTACGGCGAGCCAAGCGTAGAGTCTGGTCTACAGTTAGAGAAATGGTTGCAACAAAAGTAGTGTCATCAGTAGTAGTTACAGACAGCTCGAAGTTTTGAAGCACCTGAACGCTACCACGTTGGGCTAGAAGACGTGCAGTGAATGATTTACCAGTGAAGTCACCAGAGAAGGTAACCTGACCAGTGTAAGCGAAAGTCTGGTACGCAGTAAGGTCTGGTCCAGCAGTAGGCCACTCAGCAGGCTTGTCTCCGTAAGTAGGAGTCCCAATGTGTACTCGCTGTGGCCATGAACGGTCATCAACTTCTTGAGGCTTGTACTCAGGTACGTAGCGGTTAGTGGTCTTAGAAATGCGACGTAGTGAGAATACGTCAATGGTGTATAGACCAATACCAAGCATAGAACAAAGCTCACGGTACTGGTCTTTACGAGTCTGTACCATCTCCATAAGCTGGCGGTAACGCTGAGCTCGTGGGATAGACACACCATCTGGGGCCTGAATATCAATGTCGAAAGAGGCGTCTGTAGCAAGAGTGTACAGAGCCAAAGTAGTAGCGTGAACAGCTACAGGATATTCCTCCACCATAGGAAGGCTAGCCGCAGTAATTGTACGCCCTAAAGTATCAGTGTGGTTTGCGCTGTGCTGAGCAATAGCGTTCTCCACAATCTGAGTAAGCTCTGCACCAGTGAAATAGCGGTAGTACATACCACTAACAGTCATCTCGTCACCATCAGCTGGAATAGCGTCAGTAACTAGAACACCAGTAGATTCCTCAACAGAAGAGGTAGAAGTAACGTCAATACCGTTCACAGTCACTACAACAGTAGTGGCGTCAAGAGGTGAGTAGTGGAGCTTAAAACGGTTTGTGCTTCCATCAGCTACAAATTGGGTAACGAAAGATTTGCCTACGTCACCGAGCTCTACACGGACTCTATCAACAAGGCTTGAGATGGTCGCCACGAATCCTCCAAAAGATTTAGATACATTTATGTTCTCTTACTTTGCGCCTAAAAACAGCATAAAAAAGTCCGCCCTGCTGGTGAGGAGGGCGGGTACCAGCAGGACGGACAGATTGTGGTCTGGACTAGTTAATCCAGATGTAACCTAGGCGCTCTAGATAAGCAGCTAGGTGGCGAGGTACTGAGTACTTCACACCCTGCTTGAAGTTGTAGGTATTGCCTACACCATAAGTCATATCTTCGATGTCGCTGTTGGTACGGATAATGACCATGTCATTGTTGACAGAAACGCCTACAGTCTCAATCTCATCAATCAAGATTGGCTTGTCTGGGGTCTTTGGGTCAAATACGTCTCGAGCTAGGCTGTCAGCCTCTGCTGCACGAGAGATAGAAATCTCATCTTTACGCTTAGCAAGTTCTGCTGCGTTACGCTTGGCTGCATCTTCTGCAGCGCGTCCTGTTGCGTCCATTGGACTGGTTGGTTTATTTGCCACGGTGTTTTTCTCCTAGTTATTTGTTTTTTTGTTTGTGTTGGAAGCAAACGTTTAGCTCCCAACAAGTGTTACAGATATAAGTGTTTCTTATTCTGCGGGTGTTGTCTCACTAAACTTTTCAAGATAAGCGATTGCATTTTGTAAGATTTCTATGTTGTCCTTGAACTGTCCAAGTCCAGTGTTACAGTGATGACAAAGAAGTCCGCGAACTTTACCTGTTTCATGGTCATGGTCCACCCTGGGGGTTTCAATAAATCCCTGTTCACAGATAGCGCAAGTACCCCTTTGGTCTAAAAGCATACTCTCTACATCTGATTCTTCAAGCCCGTATGCACTCCTCAACCCGCGTAGTTTGCTGCATTGCTTACACTGACGAAAGTTAGGGTAGTGGTAGGTATTATCCTCCGTAAATTCATGGCCTCGTTTGCAGTGGGTCTGCGAGTATTCTTTTCGCTGTTGCTTCTCCGCTTTAATGGCGTTGCGCTCTTCTAAAGATAACCAGCGCTTACGGTCAGGATTAGTTCTATTTCTGTAGGCCTCTGTACGTTCTCTTTGACACGCTTTACATACCTGGATACCGTCTGCACGAGTACGTCCAAACTCAGCGTAGGCGTGACCATTCCTACAATGAGTTCGTAAAGCACGTACCTTAGGTTCATCAGACCTACCAGGATTATCTATGTTGTGACGTGACCGCCATTTAGTAGGGTCTGGTTTGGGACCAGGCTTGCGTAGACCTCTGGATTTACGTTGCTCTTGACGGTAATGGTTTTGGCACAATCCTTTTGAGTGTACTGCACTTTCGCAATTTTCAATACTACACATAGAAAAACTCCCAGTTAATGATTTAGTATTTCTACTATACCACTAACTGGGAGTTAGTCAAACGTTACTCATAAAGAGTAACAAATAGGGTCAGTTGGTGTAGACTTTCACGATTGCCTGGTCAGTGATGATGCCTAGACCCCAGATAGCATACCATGCAAGAGCGTGCTCACGACCGAAGTCTAGAACACCACCATCGCGTAGCTCAACTGGAAGCGAGATAGCGTGACCGAATGCGTTGTCACCAATCATGATTGACTCGTAAACATCAGCAGTGAAACCAGTACCTGAAGTAGCAGAAGCTGACAGGTTCTCTGGGTTACCGCCTAGACCAGGACCAGTGTTAGCCTTTACAGGAACTTCGGTCTGGGTTGCAGGTGCGCCAACAAGTGAGCTGTAGTTTACAGTCGAGTTAGCAGCAAGTAGGTTAACCTGAGTGGTCTCGATGAATACTACGTCGTATAGACGACCGATTTCACCTAGCATGAAGTTACCAGGAGCAGCGTACTTGGTTACTTCGATGAACTCTGGGTTCGAGCGAAGGTCACGAGACTGCTTCGGGTGGATGAACTGTACGTAGGTCTCACCAATACGAGGGATGTTCTTTGACGCCAAGGTCAGAGCAGCATCCTTGATTGAACCAGTGGTCAGCTTGAAGTTACCGTCTAGGTCTGAAAGCTGAGTACCAGCGGTACCCTCGTGGTAGGTGTTGTAGGTGGTTGCAGATGTCAAGCCTGAACGGTCGTAACCATAAACAGCTGAAGTAGCAGCTGAAAGGGTGTTACGAGCCTGTACGTCTAGGTACTGTGCCATGTGGCGACCTAGAAGACGTGAAGCAGAAGCCATGATGTCATCGAATGAGGCGTTTAGCAATAGCTCTGAAACAGCTACAGCATAACCGTGCTCAGCAACGGTGATAGCAATCTGCTCTGCAGTCAGAGCGTTGGTGGTCATACGAACACCTTCGGTCAGTGGAGTTGCGTCCACTGCGAAGTTCTTGTAACGAAGGAAGTTCACACGAAGACCTGGTGCAACACCAAGTTCAGTCTTCTTAACAGCGAACTGCTCGAAACGTAGGATAGGCATGGCCTGGAAAAGGATTTCCTTTGACCAGATGGTCTGAATAGCCTGTGAAAGCTGGCTGTTAGAACCTGAGTAAGCGGTAGGGGCTCCAGCAAGCTGGCCCGAACCTGTAATAGCTGACGCCATTGAGGTTGCTCCTTTCAAGAGCGGTTAGGTTAGGTAGGTTAGTTACCGAACAATCCCTGTCCACCACGGTTAGTGCTGCCCAAAAGCTTTGAGCGATTTTTTGCATAATCTGCCAGAGACATGTTTGCGATGCTTTCTGGTGATAGATTAGCTTGCGCCGAGTCGTTATCGAGGGGTCCAGAAGCAGGAACAGTAATACGTGTTCCCACCATTTCCTTGCGAGTCTGCTGTGAGGCCTGAGCCACAGAATCGAAGATTCGGGTAGAACGTTCCTTTAGGCCAGCAATGCTAGCTTCAATTTCGTCCTTATCATTTCCAGAAATAAGGTCAACTAGTTCTGGGATGATGTTTGCGCGTTCTGCCTCTAGTCGCTGCTGGCGGTAAGCCGATAGCTCCTGGAAGTCACGTTCACGCTGTAGTAGAGCGAAAGCCTTTTCACGCTCAAGACGTTCTGCCTCAAGCTGAGAAGTGAACTCTTGCTCCTTCTTGCTTAGAAGCTCTTTGAAACCAAGTTCGGCTTCTTCCTGCTTCTTCTTTTCAGCAGCAGCTTCTGCTTCACGAGCCTGACGTGCTGCACGACGCTCAGCGTCCTTTGCTTCACGCTCAGATTCCTTCTGCTTCAGAATTGCAAGCTCTTCCTGTAGCTTCTCTACAGTGCCGTATACCTTCGACTTCTCCTGTTGACGTGCCTTCGCAATGTCATCAGCAGTGTACTTTCCAGTAGCGGTGCTTGCGTCATCTGCGGCTGCGTTAAACGCATCCATAGAACCTGTTGCTAGTTCGGCTGCTTCTAGAGCAACCTCAGGGTTGGTGTCCTTGTTAGGCATAACCTATTCTCTTTTCATTCTCAGGGTCGTTTTCCGTATTAGTAGCACATGACCGTATCAGTATTTCGGAACTAGTTAATTACATAAATAACTAACAATGTTCCTTAACTCAATGATTACATTGAATTTTTTATTATTCTTTGTCAACTGTTCGACGTTGAGGAATATTTGTTCCATACGCTTCAGTTACCAAAGTATTTCTAATCTCTTGTTCAGCCTGTAGCTGCTCAGCACTAACTGCTGCGTCGCCCTGTGCATCAGTGCCTGGAGCACCTAGCTGACCGTCACCGAGAACATCTCCATCACCCATCATTGCAGGCTCCATTGGAGTAGCAGTTCCATCTGGGCTAACCATCATTCCAGTTAGGTCCATTAGCTGCTTTGAAATCTGAGCCTTAACAAGGTTAAGAGCTCCATCAGACTGAGCATCCTCAATAAGCTCACGACGAATCTCAGTAAGTTTCTCACTAGGGAACTCTTCACCAAGGGCACGCAAAGCGCCTTCCTTAGACTCAAGACCCATAGCAATCTTCTGTGAAAGCTCATTAAGAAGAACAAGCTTGTCTAGAGGTAGCGGAGGTGGGAAGTGTGCGTAGTTTACGTAAGTGATTGGGTCATTAGGGTCAAGCTGAGGTAGCTGACCGTTCTTAATAGGACCGTCAGTTTCTGGGTCGTACTTAAGAGTCTCAGGCTCTTTAACCGCAAGGTTAAGGATAATGAGCTCATTAATCTTTTCTAGACCAGAGCCATACTGTGCAATCTTCTGAGTCCAACGGTTCATTAGAGGCTGGAACTGGATAGAAAGAGCTACACCAGATGTGTTAGAGATTGGCTGAACTTGTCCAAGAGCAGTCTCAGGGATGTTCATAAGCTCGTGCATAGAACGCTTTAGCTGTTCTAGGTACTGCAAAGCACCCTGAATACCAGAACCTCCACCTTCAAGGTTGAAGACCTGTGCGTCCTTAGGAAGGCCTCCCCAGACCTTCTTGGCACCCTTTTCAAGGTTAGACGCTTTAGCGCCTACAATGACCGTTACAGGGGCTGCGTGGTAGTTAATAATGTCCGCGATGTCGGTAGAAATCTCGTTGTATGCACGGTTAATCGCAATGATGTCGTGTGCATCCGAAAGTCCCCAAGGAGAACCAGAAACTGGAATGTTCGGAATGTGAACAACAGGAATCAAACCAAGTGGGTTTGGGCGTGAGTCAATAAGTTCGTCGTTGATGTATTCTTCAATAACATCGTCGGTAAGAATCTCGGTGTAAGTAAATACCTGACGAGTTCCTTCAAGAGAGGTTCCCCAGAAACGGTACTTCTGCTTGAAACGAAGCAAACGAGTACGGTCGTGAGGGTGAAACTCAGGGAAAGCAAAAGCAGGGTTTAGAGGAAGAACACGTACACGACCTGGGTGTAGGCGACCAATAGAGTCTTCCCACGCTTCTTCATAAGCTACCTTAACGAAACAGTCACCAGTGATTCCACCAGTCTGTGCCATTTCAAAAAGCACACGCTGCTTGTCGTTGTCAATCTCCCACACACGCTCTAGAAGAGCAGGGACGATTGCTTCAGTAGACTTTGGAGAACGGAAGTGCACGCCATTACCGAAAGTAAAGCGAGCCAAGTAATCGAGCATTGCACGGTAGTAGTTAACCGCAATCTGCATCTCACCCTGTTCACGACGGTAGCCCCAGTGGTGACCAAGGTACATTGCCCAGTTAAGTGAGTAACGGTTTAGACGAGGACCGTGAACCTCGAACTCTTCATCAGCTAGCTCTACAAGACCTAGTGGAGAGATGGAAATTGTTAAGTCAGACGATGCTGCTCTATAGCTCGGTGGAGAAAAGTCCATAGACATTATTTTTTACCGTGCTTCTTATCGTCTTTTTTAGCCTCAAGTTTGTGCTCTTCAGCGTGCTTCTTGTATTCTTCAATCATACGTTCACGCTTGGCGACTTCGCCTGAGTCTTGAAACTTACCGCCTAGCTCAATGTAGCGGCGGTGAACCCAGTGCGAGGCACCTGGGGATGGGTAAACTCTGTATTTAGCTTTAGCCTGGAATACGACCATGGCGTAAAGTTTTTCATTTACGGGTACTTCTGACATTAAAATCTCCTCACTAACCGCGCCTTATGTCCCCACTCTAATTACTTAAAGTGGGGACGTAAGGCTAAACAACAAAAAGATTAGTCGTTTACTACGGTTGGGTTAAGGCGCTGTGTACGACCACCTGAAACAAGCTTGGTCTCTACAACCTGCTCAGCGTTGTTGCTGAACGAACCGTGTGAGAACTCGCCTAGGAATGTCGGTGCCTCAATCCATGCAGCTGAACCTACGTGAGCACGCTCAGATAGGGTCTCAGCAGCTGGCTTCTGCCATACTGGAGCGTTGCGGTTTGGACGGCCTGGAGCAGCAGAAAAACCATTCTGAATGCCAACCTGGAAGTCATTTGGAACGTCAGTGTCGGTAGCGACACCTTCTTCAAAACGTAGTGGACCACGACGTTCTTCGTTGCCTGCTAGCTTGCGCTCGTAAATCTGAGGCGCACGCTCTGGGAACTGCGGTGCTGGGGATAGACCCATGGGTAACTCCTTTAAAGTAGAGATGGAAAACTCGAGTATTTCCTCTACTAGTGTGAGAGTTTTCTAGGAATAAATAATGGTGAACTCAAACTTTTTATCCAAAGAACGGGTTAGAAGTCACTGAAACCTCAGGCATAACCAGTTCTTGGGTAAGAGAGCACGCAATAGCCAACGAGTCAACGTAGTCATCGTGTGCGTAAGCCTCTGTTGGAGCAGAAACCATGAAGTTAGCACCCTTGTATTGAATTTCAGCATCAGTCATCTGTTGCATAAATCTCTTGTGCATACGTAGACGTCTAGACTTAGCGTGATTAGGGAAACTAAGCATACGACGTTGAATAAGGGCTAGTAGGTGCTTGAATCGCTTTGACTGTTCTGTAGGAGAAGACGTTAGAGGAACAACCTCAGAACGAGGCATTAGGATTTTGAGGCGTTGAGCAACAGCGTCACCGACACCGTTAGCGTCCACGCCAATAGCGAGGACGTCGTAATTAGAAAGAAAGTTAACAATCTGGAAGTACTGCTCTTCCCAGTCATCGCCTTGTAGCTCCAACCAGTTGAGGACTCTATGGTCGAAATAGCCAAACTCATCGGGACGGTCCCAGTCAACCCAGACAACTGTGACAACTGTGGAGTCCATCTTTCGAGCAGGGTCGATTCCGACCACAACAGGGGTTTGATGCCACGCTTTGACGAGTTCTTGTGATGTATCACCAAGTTCATCCATGACACTTGATGTGACAAACATGCCTCGCTCAAGAAGCCATTTGCAGTTGTACGACATCTGAAATTCATCCGAGTCTTCTCCAATACGAAGCATCTCCTTCTTAATGTGGGTTGCATAGTCTGGGTTAATCTTTGATACTTCTCGATAGTCCCACTGGAAGTGGTTTTGGCGAGCACGACGTCCAGTCTGGCGACGCTTATTAAGCTGAATAGATTTGTAGAAGTTGTTCTTAGAAGTTGTAGGGGTACCTGTCTTAACCATGGTACCCGCGTAATACGCCATCATCGGAGCAATAGACTTGTTAACAATGAAGTCATCCGCTTCTTGACACTCATCGATAACGATAAGGTGGAACGACTTAGACTCAATCTTCGCTCTAGGGTTAGCTGTCATCATGGTCATAGTGGAGCCAAGCTTCTTTAGCTTAACGGTCTTGGTTACACCAGAAATTTTGGCAGCAACGTCGTCAATCTCAGGGTCTTGCAGAATCTCTTGAGCAGCCTCAGATGTTAGGCGCGTAACGGTTCTAGAGAATAGAGTTTCTGCCTGTCCTTCTGTAGGAGCAAACAAACCTACCCAAAGGCCATTCTTAAACTTACCTAGAAGGTCTGGGTACATCTTTGCCAATAGTGGGAGCATAATCATCAAGGTAGATACTGTGTTAGCAATAACCTCAGACTTACCAGACTGACGTGCAGCAAGAGCAGTTACCTCTTCACCATCACCAATGATGACAGACTCCATGATTCTTCTTGAAAGAGGCTGCTGGTATGGGTGCAGCTTGTGGCCTACAAGAAGCTCCATAAACATGAACAGCTTATCGATAAGACGGTCAACGAATGCTTGAGTGAGCTCGTCTACTTCATCTTCTTCTACAAATTCAGGAAGGTCTTCGTCGTGCTCTTCCTGGAAAAACTCAGGACTAATCTCTTCAAACTGAGACTCTTCTTCTTGGTACTCTTCTTCGTTAGAACTCATCTTCAGCACGTTTCTTTAATTCTCGAACGATAGCAAGCAATGCCTCAGCACCAAGCTCAGCTTCGTATAGCTGTTCAATACCATCGCGTTTGTAGTGGACAACTCCTTTACCAATAGAGTAAAGAGAGTTCTCTACCCACGTAACTAACTCAGGTGTAGAGATGCCAGCTATCCTCTTCTCCAGCTTGCTCTGGGGCTGGTTGCCATCCTTTTTCTTCTGAAAAATCGTCATCAGTTAGTATCCGTATTCCAGTAGCCTTCATCAAGGCTTCTTCTTCGTCTAGTTGTCCAATCCATTTACCGATAACAAGTGTTCGGTAGAACGGTAATCTAATCATAATTGGTTTAGCTAATCTGTATGGCTCAGTAATCTCCTGAGTTTCTCCACGAACAACTACTTTCCATCCCCAAGCAACTGGGTTTCTAAATAGCTGAACAAAATGCTGTTTTCCGATGTTGTGTACCTTTGGCATATTTTCCTATTTGTGAGGGTTCTTTCCACCCTTTGATGTGTTCTTTCCAAGACTTTTAGAGGTCGCACTCCGTGGGCTTAGTTGAGCTTTAGCTCTTGCGGCCTTAGGTACGGTTCCTTTATACTTCCCTACGTTACCAGAGTATGCAAATTTAACTTGGCTAGTTCTGGCTACACGATAAATTTGTGCCATTACTTCTGGGTCTACATTAGAAACATCTGCGAGTCCGCGGTTCTTACCGATGAAGATACCGTCTTGTGCTTGCTTAGAGTTAGCCCTGTTAAGACCAGCTTTACCTTTTGAAATGGCGTTGTGGAAACCAAGCCACTCATCTGGGCTTACGTCATAGTAGTTGTAGATAGTTCCATCACGGAATACTACCGTCATAGTCTGGCGAGATTTATCGTAACCAGCAGCTACAGTGCGAGGCCTACTTACATCAGTGGATGATGTAGGGATATCTGTAAGTCTTGCAGGAGCTTCTGTACTTACAGCATACTCTTCTTCCTCATCGGAAGTATCTGGTTCATTCTGTGGAGCATAACCAGAGTAACTGTCGGGCACTCCACCAGTAATTTGGGTAAAGATGGCATTTAGTCTATTGACCTCATTTTGGTCATAACCTCTAGCCACGATACCTCCTACAAAAACTAATAGACCGCACTTCCTAGAAACAAGTCTAGGAGGTGCGGCCTACTAAATGTTGCTTATTAGCTAGCGGCAGCGTAAGCAGCGATGGTGATGGCGGTGCCAACAACCTTTTCATCTGCTCCAGCAGCTACTGACTGGGTCTTGATGGTACCAGTAGCACCAACAGCAGAAGCAGTGATTTCAGTTAGAGCTAGTACTGTAGTAGCAGTACCTGATGCAGTGAATGAGCCAGAAGCAGCAGTTAGAACGGTGTAAGTACCGTTAGCAGCTGCTGAGCCTGAGTTGCTGATTACTACGGTTGCGCCTACAGGGAAGCCGTGTGAAGCTGCAGTTGCTGTAATGGTGGTCTGTCCAGCGGTGCGAGAAATCGCGGTAACAGTCTTTGCAGTCTGAGCAACAGCTGAGCCTACAGTAACAACAAGACCTGCATCCTCAAGGATGTCGGTTGCGTTAGCAGTGGTCTGGCCGATTACTGAAGGAACTACAATGAAGCCAGCACCTTCTGCACCCTCTTGACCTGGGAGGTAAAGTGGGTAGCCGTTCCAGCCTTCGTAAGCGATGCTGTGGTTGTCAAGAGTAGCGTCCAATAGGCCGCCACCATTCTCTTCACGAACGTCGTTTGGCTGTAGTGGGAAGTTACCCCATACAAAGTCAACTACTACGTTGCCTGAGTCATCGACCAAGTGGCCGTTTTCGTTTGTTGCCATAATCTATTATCTTTCTCTAGAGTTGTTTGTTACATTCCCGTGCACGGGGAAACTTATTCTTACTCGTAGTACCCTTGCTCTTCATCCTCTTCACACTCGTGTGTGTCAAGCTCATAAGAGTATAGTACATCCGCACATTCCTTGCAGCGGAACATACGTACGTCATCTAGTGCTTCGTGCAAAGAGTCGGAGTGGGCAACTTCTTCCTGAGCTCTTGGATTTTGTGCAAAAATCTCAGAAGGAAAAGGTCCTTGTGCGCGATATGCGCCGTTAGGAATCGCATGACCCTGAACGGCAAACTTACGGATTACAGGCATTACTCTGTAATTTTCTTTCGTGTAGTCTTCTTCGGAGCTACAATAGGCTCTTCAATGACTACTGGCTTTACTTCACGTAGAGGAATTAGACCAGCTACTTTCTGAGCGTGAAGAAACTTTGGTACGTGGCGAGAACAATAATCTATTCCGTATGTTGGAGTGATGGCGTAAGTGTAAATAGCACCATTCTCGCAGTTAGCACATTTAGTCATGTCGATATTTCTAGTCGTTGTACTGTTCTCCAGCAGGTACTGCTGAAGATAGCGTGCCGTTAGAAGGCTTTTTACGTGGTTTAGTAATTGGTTTAGTGATGGCTTCAGTAACTGCGCTAGCAGAAGTCTTGCGAGCTCTAGGTGCAGCTGGGGCTTTAACTGCTGCTACTGGAGAAACAGTCTTAGGTGCAGCTTTCTTAACAGCTGGCTTAGGCTTCTTTTCAGCAGAAGTAGTGAAAGACATACGTGAACCACCTTCAGCGGTTTCCTGTAGGTCTACTCGTCCGCCTCCACGAACACGTGAGGCTGGGTTGCTTACCCATGCTGCAGCTGAACTGTAGCGGTGTTCACGGTCCTGCTGCTTTAGCATCTGAGCGTGAGCATCTGACGAAAGACCTAGACCGTGAATGTGGTCAATAACTGCAAGCTGGTTTTCGTGGTGAACCTGAGTCATAGAGGCTTCGTGAGCCATCTGCTTCTCGTGCATCTTAGCTTGAGCACGCACGGCGTTACCTCCACCTAAGTGTTCAGTAACCTTTCCCAGTGTATCGAAGACAGCACCAACACCACCCATAGGGGCAACCTTTACGCCTTCACCCATAGTGCCGCGTACGCTTGTAAAATCACTCATGACTTAATTGTCTCCTCTACGGTGCCCACTCGTCTCTCTAAAGCTTCAAATCTTTCATTACCGTCCTCTAGACGGGTATTAATCTTGTTAACCACATCTTTAACGGACTTACCTCCATTGTGGCTAAGCTCTGCCTCAAGCTTAGTGATGCGCTCCAACACTCCAGGACGTCGTGGGTGTACGTGGTCGCCTTCTTCACCAAACCAGTCAATGGTGAAACGGTTAAGCGCGTCCATCAGTTTCTTAGTCTTTTTAAACACAGGGGTAAGTACTTTCCAAAGCACGCCTAGTGCGCCTCCAATCACAATAATGCTGCTGGCAATGTTGATGACGGTCTGGTCCACGATAGTGCTTTCTTACTTAAATACGCGGTAGCCTCCGCCAAAACCTTCTGAGTTCTGACGTCCAGCTTGTTTCCACGTGACGATTGATGGTCGCTCGTTGTTTTTTGGGTACTTAACAGAAATAGCCTCTGACTTCAAAGAATCAAGAAACTGTGCGCTCATCACGCCGTTCCTGTTATTTGGAGCCAGAGGCTTTCTGTCAGTCATTACTTGGCTGTTGCTTCTTCTTCGATGTCGTCTTCGTCTTCATCGTCGAATAGGTCGGTGATGTCACCGAAGTCATCTAGCTCAGCCATTTCAGTAGCGGCAGTCTCAACTGCAGCAGCTACATCCTTGTTGTCAGCGGCTTGCTTAGCAACAGCTGCACGGAAGCCCTTCTCGATGTCCTCATCTGAGATTGATGCGTCCCAAGCAAGCTGAACACCGAAGTAGATGATGATTGATGATAGAACGGTAGCAACACCGTTAAATCCACCGAGTACAGGGCCGATGCCAGTTGCAGCACCTGAAGCCATACCAGGGATAAATGCGAATAGAATTACACCGATAAAACGGGTAAGTAGATTCTTTAGCTTGTTCATTAATTAATTGCCTTCCAGGTCAATTGTCCGACGATGCCGTCTGGTTTAGTGATTTCTTTGCGCTTCTTTTGGAACGCTACAACTGCTGCATGAGTTGTTGAGCCGAATACACCGTCGATTTTTAGACCTAGTTGCTGCTGTAGATACTTAACTGCATCACCCTTGGAGCCTGTCTTCAACTCGCCCTTTAATGTTGGCTTAACCAATTTCGAGACGGGAACTGAGGGTGATGCAGGCTTTGTTGTTGCTGGAGCGGCTACTGGAGCAGCCTTCTTTACAGCTGGAGCTGCAGGAGCAGCTACTTTAGCAGCAGGCTTTCCAGCCACTGCTTTAATCTGGCGTTTAACGAACGCATCTGCGTCGTAAACCTTACCAGCGAAAACTGCGTCCTTGGTCATACCAAGAGTAAAGTGCAGGTGCACACCGCTTGAGAACTTACCTGTGGTTCCAGCACCGCCGATTACATCGCCAGCCTTAACCTTGGTGCCAACCTTTAAAGGGCTTGGCTTGTGGAGGTGAGCATAGCCAAAGAATACGGCACTCTTCTCACCCTTAACAATCATGTTAACTTTAAGAACTACTACGTTGCCTAGACCGTCTGACCACTTGTTCTCAGCGATAATTCCGTCGCTAACTGCGAATAGCTTGGTTCCGCCACCAAAACCATTGTAGTCGGTACCGCGGTGACCGTTTGGGTGCCATGAGTCTACGACACCAAATAGTGGTCCGTACTTATATTTTGCAAGAGGCATTACCCATTTAGACATATTGTAGTCCTTTCAAAGATTACTTCTATTGTGATTTACTCTTCGTCTTTTTTCAGTGCTAAGTTGATTGCTCCAATAACTAGACCACCAATAAGTAGATAGCCTGTGATTGTCTTTAGAGTGCCTTCTAGAACAGCCCAAGCGATAAACATACCGATTAGGGTCCAGCGGTCTTCTACGATGTTCTTTAGAAACTTCTTCATTACTTTATCTTTCTGTTCATTGGTGCTGCTGCTTGGATAGCTGCTGTGGTTACCTGTGTTAGAACCACCGCTGCTACTACTTCTTTCTTTGCTGTTTCACGTACTGCTGGAGACATGTCCGCACCCAAGTTACCCAAGGTATTCAATGCTCCAAGTACAGCTGTTGCTGCAGGACCAATCAAAGGAACTGCCGCTAGCTCTGCTGGGACTTCTGGGTCGTCTGCTTCAGCAGCTACTGCCAAAGCCTCAAGAGCTTGAACATACTCCTCTGAACCAGGTTCAGCAGTTTCCAATGTGCTGTAAGCAGCCTCCACTAGCTGGTCAACCTGTTCTGGTGTAAGCTCATCTACAGGTACTTCCAATAGATTGGAGACGGTTTCAGATGGAACTTCAGGTGAAGGTATTGGCTCTGGCTCTGGCAATGTGGCTGTGGGCGAAGGTTCTGGTGTGGGTTGTATTGTCGGTTCCACGGGAGCTGGGGTTTTCGATGGCTCTGGTGTGGGTTCTGGTGACTTTGTTTGTGTTGGAGAAGGAGTCGGTGTTGGCTCGACAGGAGTGGGTGTAGGTGTCGGTTCTACAGAAGGTGTTGGGGTGGGCTCTGGTGATGGCAGTACTGGCTCTGACGGGGTGGGTGTTGGCTCTGGTGTTGGAGATACAGAAGGCTCTGGGCTAGGAACCACTGCTACAGGGATAATCGACCAAGTAAAGCGAGTTACCTTTACTACGCCACCACAAGGGTCTCCAAATAAACCGTTATCTAAGGAAACGGTAACAGTGGTATTACCCACCATTATCCCTTCCAAAATACTTGATACATCTGCCCCACAGTTCTTATCTGTAGGAGAGCCATACCATGCTCGTGCAGAATAGAACTCCCAGCCATCAGGTGCAGTAATTGTCACTACTCCACCCTCGTAAGTTTCTTGAGCCCACCAAGGTGGTGTAGCATCTTCTACAGCTCTTTCTAATCCTGGAATAGCAGCTATGGCGTTGTCTAAGCGTGCCTGAGCAGCATTAAGGGTATTTAGTGCGTCGTCTTTTGCGACTGTCTCTGCTTGTCCGTATTCCGTCCATGCAGGGGTAGTTGATTGGGTATCTACGAGAACTTTTACGTTGTCTACAGCTGGACCATAGTTACCGTTCCAATAACCACCGTCAGAAAGACGGAAACCTACATCCCAGCGCACAGCGTCAGCAGGAAGGGTATATGTCTGTGTAAGGGTCTTCCAGTCGTGGAAAGCTCCGCTGTACTGCAGGTTGTAGTAGTTTAAGCGAGTACCGTCAGCAGCGTAAGTGCGGAACTCAATACGGTAGTAGTCATACTGGGTGTTGCTGCGCTGGTTAGCGTTATCCCACACGTCTACGGAGAACGTCACTGTTCTAACTGGGGAAGCAAAGGTGCCTTGTTGGTAGTAGAAGTTGCCTGAAGAGTAGGAGCCCCAAAGAGCTCCGTCCCTAACAACAGCAGAGCCGTAGTTGTTATACATCCATGGTTCGTACATAGTAATTCCAGACCAAGAAGAAGCGTCATGGAAATCTCCATTAGGTACGACGTTTCCAGATGCCTGTACAGTTACTTCTGGGTGCTCTACTGCTGAGGCTAACCAAGCTGCATAAGCATCATCATAGGCTACTTTGGCGTCATCTCTAGCCTGAGTGGCGTCAATAACCTCTTGTTGTCCAGCGGCTAGTGCAGCTTGAGCATCCTCTAGAGTATTGGCGTATGCAGGAGTAGAAAAAAGCAGACCACCAAATGCAAGAATGATTGCTGCTAGAGACCTAGTTCTTTTCATCTTCTAGCTTCTTTTCTTCTTCAGATACGTTCTTTAGAGCAATAGTCTGACGGAAAGCAGCATTAATCTCGGCAAGAGTTAACTTACCGTCTTCAAGGAATGCTAGAGCTAGTAATTCAACTACCTTGGCAACAGCCAAGATTCCACCCATAGTTGCAGCAGCCCAAATAGGGATACCGCCAATTGCACCTGCGCCAATAACGCCAAGTGCAGAAGCGACAAAAGTCGCAATGATACGTAAGATTACGTTACCAAAAAGTCTCATCAGTTAACCTAAGGTGTTAGCTGTCCCCGATGTTGCTACAGATTAATGCTGAGATTTTACTTTTAGTAAGCGGCTGTACCGCCCTGGCTGTAGCCAGAAGTGTCTGCAGAAGGTTCCCCAGCATCACGAGCGACGTTAGCTGCGTCTGCTTCTACAGCAGAAATGTTAGAACCAGGCATGGTGCTACCTGGGTTGTACTCGGTTAATCCACCAATAATGTTTGGATAACCCTGCCAGAACCAACCAAGACCCTGACCACCATATGTTGTACCTGAAAGTGCGCCCTTGTCGTACTTGCCCTTAGAACCACGAGGACCACCAAACATGCCGCCAACGTCACTAGGACCGCTAGCGAATTGTCCTGATAGAGGAGCAGTCATTAGCCTAGACGATTCGCTGAGCCAGGGCCTACGCCCATTTCTGAGTTTTCAAATGAAGATGGCATTGAAGAAGTGTATGAAGAACCTCCACCAGAAGAACCGTGCTGAGCAGAGCTCAACATGTTTCCTGCAGTGCCAGCTTTACTAGCAAAGCTAGACTCTGCTGCTCCTGCTTCGGCTGCACCAGCTGCTGCTGCACGTCCGCCCATGCTTCCAGCCATTTTTGCGATTGCTGCCCACATACTATTGTCTCCCTGAGTCCTGTGCCTGTTCAGCACTTGCGCTTTTTGAAGGAGACGCTCCTTCAAACTTCTCACCTTGACCGCTATCGCCATCATATCGAGGGTTAGCCTTCATAGCAATACCGTCATCACCCATTGACGAGTTTTGAGCTGCGCTCAAGCATCCTACGCTCATTGTGTGACTCCTTAGTTTCTACCTAAGTTTCTCAAAGATAAAAAGATTATTCAGGGTAAAAGACAACCCAGGGACCGAAGCTTATTCTGCGTCCCTGGGTATTTACACTTTTAGTGTACTAGTTAGTTTCGATAAAGCGGGTATAAGTTACATAGCTATTGTTACCCGCAAATTTGCTGATTGAGGTGATACTTGTTGCTTCACCACTTCCACCACCAGCATGAATCATTTTATCGGGACTTAGATATATCCCGACATGGTAGGCAGACTGCGTACCATCATATGTAAATGCAACGATATCTCCAAGTTTCGGAGACTTCACTTTGGTGCCAGCTTCTTTTTGCTTTGAAGCTCTGTGCTCAAGGTTAACGCCAAGCTGTTCATACGCCCACATGGTCATGCCTGAGCAATCCCATCCTGATGGCGTAGCACCAGAGAACACATACCATGTCTTACCGACACGGCCCTTGAGTTGGCTTATTACTGTATTTAGTTGTTCTGTGTTACTTGCAACCTCAGCTTTATGAGCTGCGATGGCATCCAAACGGTTTTGTTCTTTCTTCTGGGCAGTAAACCAGTTTGCACTGAATGCTGCATCAGATTTGTTCGTGACTACTGCACTAGTCTTCAATTCTGCTCCACTCGCTTGAGTGGCGCAGGTTGTCAATGCTAGTGCTATGGCACTAATTGCAATGAGCTTTTTCATTAGGCGACTTACCTTTCTAGGTAATCAGCCAGTTTCCTTGCTAGGTCAGGATTGGATTTTAAAAATCCTTCTGCTTGGTTGCAGGAACGACAAAGTATTCCACGGACACATTTTCCGCAGGAATACTTGCCTGGACAACACGCGTGGTCATGGTCAACACACAGGTTTTCCATAGAACCACAGACTGCACACCCCTTAGAGACCATCTCTAAGTAAATGTCTTCAGCTAACTTGTAAAACGTCCAAACTTGAGACAAACGAACTTTTAAAGGATTTTTAGCCCTAAATGTTTGCTTGTATCGTTTTGTGGCAGACTTACTTCTGGAGGCCTTTTTACAGTCCTTGCAGTAATAAGACTTTCCATCTTTTGCTTTTTTATCAGCGTTAAATTCATCCACATGTTTATTAACGTTGCACTTGTTACAATGCTTCACTGGCGACTACCAATTTCTTTTCTCGGTCGTTTCTTGTACGAGCTTTTTCGCACCGATATTTAGTTGTAAGAAAAACCCTACCACATGAATGGTAGGGTCTCAACTTGTTAACAGTAGATTAACTGGAACTTCCCCAGCCACCACCCTTAAATGTTACCAATGGCGCACTAAATCCCTTAATCATCTCAACCTTACAGTTTGCACATAGTTCTGTGTGAGAGACGTGGATAGAGTGAGACACAAGTTTCTTGCCCTTGCAAGTAGGGCAAATGTAGTCATAGTTAGGCATTGAGGTCCTCCAAGTTAACCAGCTTGTCTAGCTTGTCATCGTGGATTACAGCCTCTACGTTGAGCTCGTCTAGCTTCACAGCATACTTGTTACGAGCTTTTAGAAGGAACTCTTCAAGCTCCGACTTTTTGCTGCGAGTCTGTGATAGGACCTCTTCCAACTGTTCTTCAGTTAGCTCATCCTTGTACTGCATGATTACTGCAACGGCTTTATCAATTTGTTCTGCTGCAACTGCTGCTTGTAGCTGCTCTCGTTCCCACACCATCTGGGCGTGAGCTAAGCGCTTATCTTTTTTCTTTGTAGACATATTATGCTCCTTTTTTGTACTGGAGCCCCAAGTGAATTACGATATCACAACCTCCGCTTTACAAGAGCGGCGCTCTGCCGTTGAGCTATTGGGGCATAGACAACTAGTGGTCCCTAGGTGTCTGATTAACTAGAATACCACACATCATAAGGTAGTCAACAACTACCTCAGGACTACGGTGAGCATCCTCTGGACCAATCAAGCACCGCACTTCTGCAACACCTGAGTTACTGATTAGCTTAGCGCAATTCATACATGGTGGGGCTGTAACGTAAATAGTTGCATTTTTTAATGCAGAACGGTCTACATACAGTAGAGCGTTAGCCTCCGCATGAATAGAAGGACAACCCTCATAAGCTGCTGAGAGGCCCGTAGAGCCCTTAGCACGGTCACACCAGTTCAGACATCCACCTTCAGTAGGATAGGTCGCTGCTGCCCCATTGTAGCCGTGGGAAACCATACGCTGGTCCTCGTTCACTATGACCGCACCTATCTGGGCACGGTCACAGCGACTACGAGTGGCGAACTCTTTGGCTACATTGAACCAAATCTCATTCCATGACTTTTGCATTATGGAGCTACACGTCCATTTTTAATGAATGAAGCGTAAGTAGCGGGCATCTTCTCAGCAAAGTGAGCTTCCATACCTTCTGCAACCCAAGCAATCTCAGCCTGAGGGAATGATGGGTATGTACCTTGCTGCTCTGAACGTAGTGAAAGGAAGTTCATAAGAGAACGAGCATTCATAGTTACGTACATTGACGAGTAGATATTCAAAGGAAGACACATACGAGCTACTTCACGAGCAACACCCCTCTCCAATATATTCAGGTAAGTGTTGTACGCATCAGTAGAAACACGCTTAAGGTCTGTAGGAACACTTTTCTTCTGAACATAAGTGCCTTCTTCAAAAGTGTAGGCACCAGGTTTACCCACCTGCTTTAGTTTACGGTCCTCCGAGGTTACGTAGAACACAGGGTCAAGCTGCTTGTAACGACCAGATTCTTCGTTGTAAGAAGCAATGCGGTGACGCATAAACTCACGGAAGACGAAGATTGGTGCCTCAACGTAGAAGGTAAAGGCATTGTGCTCGAATGGTGAGCCATGACGGTCACGCATAAGGTAGTTAATTAGGCCCTCATCCTTGCCAGAATCGTCACCAGCACCAGTTGAGACACGTGCGGCCATAACTACTGCTTTATCTGATGCCATGGCGTCTACGAGGCGTACAGTGACATCACTTCGGAATTGTATTTCTGTCATTTCTTATCTTTCTTTGTTGTGCATGAACCACATGGTTTACATCCTAACCCACAAGGACCAGGAGGATTCGTCTCATAACGAGTTTTGCAGCAGTCACAGACCGCCATTAATCCAAATCACTATCAATTAACGCATTCGCTTTGGCTTTAGTTAGGTTCTTCTCTAGACGACGCTGATGTCCACGAATACTGTGGCAATTACCACATACAAGGTCGCACTTCTTCATCTCAGCGATAACAACCTTGATGTCATTAGTGAACTCATACCAAGAAGCGATTGTGAATAATTTTACAAATTGAGGTAGGTGGTCAAACTGCATAACAACATAAGGCCAGTATTGTTTACAGTCCACACAGTAGTTGGTTTCTTTATAGCTACGAATGAATCGCTTAATAACGTTACGGCTTACGTTAGCTTTAGCACGAGTATTCTCATTACCATTACCTACGTGGTAAGAGATAGTTGATTTCGCTACGCCTAGAAGGGAGCTGATTTCATCATATGTTTTTCCTTGTTCGCGTAAGTCACGAATCTCAGGGCCTATGTCTTTTGGTTTCGCCATAAAAGACAGTCTAGTACAAAATGGTCGCATGTCAAAGAATCGAACTTTGCTAACCATTGGAAGAGATTTTACAGACCCCTGTACGTCCCAGCGTCCATGCGTTTGCTGAGCGTGAAGGAATTGAACCTTCTCCTGCGGTGTTGGAGACCGCCGTGCTACCGTAACACTTACTCCCATAGTAATCCTCGGCCAGACTTTGTGACTGGCTGTAGAGGCACGAAATAGCTGCATACACAACCGTCTCTAGCGAGAATCGTGGGATTGTCGGATTTGCACCGTTTGACATGGCTTCACCTGGAGTGCTTCCAGTTACCATACAATCCCTTCCGTACTTCGCATACGCAGGTTTCGGAGTACCTTTGACGGATGCACCCTGGTTGGCCGATTGCATGTATCCATGTTTAACCAACCAAGTGTGGTGCACTCTTTTTGAGTCATACAACTTAAACTCTTTCGAGGTGCCGAACAATTACGAACTGCAGTTGTACATCCTCATGAAAGAATCCCGTGTCAGGGAAATTAGCCCAACTATCTTGCGGTTCTTTCAGATTTATCCTATCACCTGCCGCAGCAAAGGGCAATAAGACCAGCAATTCCGTAGGTCGGACGAGTACTCCCATCCCATGAAAGGAACTGCTGTTTGCTGGTCTACCTGGAATCGAACCAAGAATCACGAGTTAACAGCTCGTCGTTATGCCTTTTAACTATAGACCAAAAGACCTATAGCTCTATCTGCTCTGCCGATTGAGCTATGGTCCATTAAAAGTGGGTCCCAAGATAAAACACCTCGGAACCCACTTTTGTGGGGGACTTAAGGAAGAAAGGGAAAAACCTTAAGTGGTATTTAGTTTAGTACATTTTATGAACTTGTCAAGTAAAACTGATTAATAACCGTTTTTAACAATTTCTTTTAGTTCTTCTACTTCTTTACGCAACTTTTCAAGAAGTTCCCACTGCTGGTACTCTTCGAGTGCTCTATGAGCCTCGTGGTGTTCAGCATTGAGCTTCTCGTTTAGTTTCTTTTTAGAAATCCACATACTAGTTGTCCTGAAGCAGACGGTACTCGTATAGGCCACGTTCTTTAACACGGCGACGCTCCACAGTAAGTGCGCCATATTGTGACTTACGAAGGTCACGTAGACGAGCTGAGACTGATGCTTCTGGTGATGCAGTCTTAGCAGCTAGGTCAGAAAGCGAAATCCACTTTCCATCCTTTACTACGTCGTATACCTTTTTCATCTGCTGGTTAAGACGGTCGTAGTCAAATTCTGCTACGTAAGTCTCCCCTTGACGGTGTCCCTCTAGAACAGGTGCCTCTGGTTGTGCTTTGGCTTTAAATGGCCACATATTATGCTCCTTATTTATTCCGTTTAGTTGATTTCGATTTGTTTAGGCTTCTTCTCTTCAGGAAGCTCGAGTTCAAGCTTAATGGTGAGAAGACCGTCTTGCAACTTTGCATCTTTAACCACAACGTGGTCTGCCAATGCAAAAGTATGTGTGAAGTTGCGCTGAGCAATGCCTTGGTGGATTACTTCACGAATATCTTCGCGCTCCACGTCTACACTAGATGCAACTGTAAGAACACTGTCTTTTACAGAGATATCTAGGTATTCACGCTTAAAACCTGCAACAGCCATGACGATTTCGTACTTGTCACCGTCTTTAGTGATGTTACATGGTGGATAGGTGGCCGCTTTGGCCTGTGAGAGCGACTGTAGCTGCTCGAAGATGTTTCGGTACCCGATTGCCCACTGGTCCAGCTTAGGGAACAGAGAATCGATAGTGACAGTGGTTAGGTCACGACCTTGGTGAGGCTTTAGGTCTTTAGAAGGAATACGGTACTTATCCGTGTACTTCTGGAATTTGTTGTGGTCTGGTTCAATAAACATGCTCTATCTTTCGACTAGAACTGTGCTGAGGCTAAACTATAATAAGAGATTCCTTATTATAGTTTATTCACTGCCCGTAGCACAGTATTTGATTACAGACACCCATTTGGCGTGTCTATAGGTATATTACCAGATTTTAAAGGTTTTTATTCCTTGGAAGGCGGATTCCTAAGCTTTTTGACCATGCTTCGCCATCATATGTTCTGTCATTAGTGATTTTAGGCTTAGGAATGCCACGAGTCTCAGATAAACGAGTACCTTCGTTGAACATTGCGGTGGCTATGCCAGTACGACGGTTCTCTTTATTAACGTGAATGCCGCTGATATTTCCGCTTGGGTGTACCCAGTTGAGCTTACCTACTACTTCACCGTCTTTTTTAGCCTCTAAGTAGTGAAGAGAGCCTACTTTTTCATAATTAAACGATAAACCGTGGAACTCTGCGTTGGAAACACCCACTAGTGGCCACCATTGCTCGTATAGCCCTTAGGCTCATGTTCTACAGGATTACCGTCATTGTCGTACTGTAGAGATAGGTTTGTAGCTACAGGAGCTCCACTAGCTAGCTTTTCTTTCTTAGCCTGCTTAGCTTTTCTAGCCGTAGCAGCTTGGGCCTTACTAATCGCTCTGTGAGCGTAATTATCAAAGCTACCCATGATTATCCTTGTCACCCCTCGGCGGGGTTTACTTTTTTGGCTTTTGTACTGTTGGCTTTTGTATTATTTGCCGAATTGGTCTCTACGAAGAGCGCTGTGCATCTTTTTAACGCCTTTGTAAATAGCAGGAGCGGCTACAGCTGCGCCACCTGCAATAAGTGCGGTTGGACCTGCACCTAGTAGCCCTGCGTGTGCGGCTGCTTGTACAGCTGCTGGAGCTGAAGTATCAACGAGTCCTCCTACGCCGATTGCTGCGCCTAGAGCGCCACCACCAGCGGCACGTACACCTGCACGCTTTACAGATTTAACTGCACGGTCTGCACGACCACCTGGAATCATTCGCATAGCCATAATGCACTTCTTTCTAAAGATTCCCACTATTGGGACTATTTACAGTAATTTTACCCTTAGAACGCCCCCGCCACTTGACTAAACAGTAGTGGTGTTTATAGACTTACTGTATGGATGAAATAAACGGCACAGAGCCACACTTCTTCGCTATAGACGAGGTAACCACTGTATCTCCTTTAAAACTATTCCTAGGTAAAGAAGCCTACGACCAGTTAATGAAAGAGTTGGACCTGCCTCCACTAAAATCTCCTCAACTAGAGATTCTCTTTGCCATGTACCCACCAGAAGGAGAGAACAAGTGAGCAAATATTGGAGTGACGCATTAGTGCCAAAAGGTCATTACAGCGACCACGCTTACAAGATGTTAAACGACCCTGAATACGCCTACAAGCATGGGATTTCTGAAACTGAGCAACGCATTATCAAGTTGCTAGAGCGACTATGGGAAAAAACTCAAGGAACTGATTTGCCAGCGGTAGTTGTTTTGCCTGAAGCAATCGAACTTATCAAGGGAGAAACAAATGAGTCATACAGTAGATAAACCTGACATGGGTTATACCACAGGGTTTTATGACGGTCAGAGGGCAGAGCGTGAACGCATTATCAAACTTTTAGACAGTAATGACGCTTGGATAGCAATTGACGCACAGTCTGTAGGCGAAAAGGAAAACACTATTCAAAACCTAATCGCTCTTATCAAGGGAGAGAACAAGTGAGTGCCTTAGGCGATTACATCACCCACATAGAGGGGCTGCAAGATGCATTAACGAAACGCAATGCTCGTATCGCTGAACTCGAAAAAGGCTACAAGATACTAGCTAATGACCCAGAAA